AACGAATTAGGTGAAAGTAGTAATAACAACAATGACTTTTATAATTTCTTTCTATTATTTAAAGAACAATATAAGACTATTAATGAACTATATTTTGAAGGTATATTTAAATTATTAATGTTGTTAAACGAATTTAATTTTATCCAACAAAGCAATGAATATCAGACTAAGTTATTTAATGATATCCAAAATTTAACATCTGGTATTGAAGCATTAGAAAAAATATACGCTCATGTAAAATTAGAATTAAAATTATTAAGAGAAGGAAAAAATATTATGGTTGTATCACAACAACTTATATTACAAATTGTAAATATTATTCGGCAGGATAAAAAAATATTTTCTGAATTAATGTCATTTTTAAAAAATAAAACAAGTCCAAGTAATCAAGGAAAAATAAGACAAATAATAATTGATTCAATCTCTTCTTTGAATAATCCATCAAGATTACAACCCTATCAACCATTATACAGTATTCAAACGCTACATAATTCTAATAAATCACAAGATTCTTATTTTGATGGTATAATTTTATTATTATTAGAATTAAATGAATTTAAAAATCTACTCATGAAAAATAATTTTAATAACAGAATACAACTAATAATATCATCAAAAATTAGTAAAATAACATCATATTACCGTATTCAAGAATTAATAGAATTATATAATAAGATTAAAATTAAATTACTGAAAGCAAGTTTAAACCCGATACAATTATTAGAAGAATTAAATAATAGTATTGAAGAAATTACAACATTATTAAAATCAAATCAAATACAATATCAACGATTTTTATTATTTTTAAAAAATAAACCAATTGAGCAATCATCAAAAATATTAAAAATATTAAAACAACAAAGAATAATAACATTAAGTGAGCAAAGACGCAAATTTGCGCAAGGAGCATAATAAAGACTAAAATTACTAAATTCCTCAAATAATCTTATACTTCCTTAAAAATTCATCGACCTCGTTTCTAACAACGCGATTCGCCCGTTTAGGTAAGTTCGCGCTCTGATTTCTCGCACTAATCTGCGCAACATTTTCCGAATTAATCTCGTCATTTATTTTATAACTGACGTCCTTATCAGTCAAGTAAGTCGAAGTATTCTTATTTTTGGCGTGTTCCATATCGAAATAAACAATCCATTCATTCAATTTAACATTGTTTTGGATAATATTCGCGAGTTCCAATGATTTAGGGGCATTTCGAAGAAGATATCCATCTGGGTATATCTCATAAATGAGCTGTATAAATTTGATAATCGCGGGGAAGTTCAATTTTTTAATCATTGTCATTATTCTAAATAGGACAACGAAATCACGGAAGTCATATGTTAATCTCCCATTCTTAACATAATAACTGTCAGCGTATTTTTTGGGGATGTTCGGTTTCCCCAAACCGGCATTGACCTCATTATGTAAATTGTTCAACCAGCTAACAAGAGCATCCGTAGTTTTCATATTTCTCTCGGGGGGATTTGATTCACATCGTTTTGTGTAGTGCGCACGACAAATAGGGCACGGGATGAAATCTTTGAGAACGTGAAAAAATTTAATATACTTTTCTCTTAAAGTGGTTGGCATCTTCGGATCGAATGTGTAGGTTATGGTGTGAAGTGTTCTCCATAAATATTGACCCCAAACTTTTGAATGAATACCCATTTAAATACTAATAGAAACTTTTTTACATTTTTTAACAAAAAAGTTTTCTATTATTAGTTAATGAGTAATAATAATTTTGCTGGAATAAGCTTCGGTTATGATAGTGATAAGATATTTAAGGAGAGGGATGAGATGATGTGTAATCGCTGGAAAACAAGTAGTATTCAATACGCTGATTGCTCCTTGAACGTCAATTATAATTCACTTGGTAATTTTATAATCTCCGGAAGCGCCGGTGTTTTAGGGGCCGTATTTGTCAAATATTGGTCATCTGCTCCCCCAACATATAGTCTTAGTTTCGCCGGAAGTGGCCTCCCTTATCCGAATGAAGAGGTCGCTTATGAGAAAACCCCGAATCAGGGCGTCGCCGAAATAAAGGATGGCCGCTTCCAGTTCGCGATTGATTCTCCCAATTCCTACTATGACAAAATGCTCAATGTATTAGTAGAGCCCCATGTCAATTTTGTATTCTGTGATGGAAATGGGAAAGCTCTTGGAGAAACTCATCGCGCCAAATTGGGGGAAACAATCCCATTTAGGACGCTTACATGGCCCAAGAAGAGGGACTGGAATAAGGGTCCGATGTTCTACTGTAATAATAATTTACCTGTTAGAAATCAGGAGCAGATTTTGCGGGACAGTGGTTATCCCGCTGTTAATAAAGAGCCCAGCAATTTTTGGGGCCTAATTCCTCCTCATTAAAATGACGGTTTTATTTGTTTGAAAATTAAACAAATAAAATATATAGATATAATCATGCAAAATAAATTAATGAATTCAATAACTAGCTCTTTATTGAGTTATGTGTGGAATTCTAAATCTTATAAGAAGAATATGGGGACACTTCTGGACCCAATTAATAGCGCGGTTTGTATAAGTCTATTGAATTTTTATCCGAGTGGGACTAAAATATCAATTCAAAATAATGAGATAAGTTTTCAAGAGCCCGGAACAATTCAATCGCTGTCCCGCTGGAAGAACGGCGATAAATATGATGATTTAGCAAATTTGATAAATCCCATCAAGAAATTGCTCGAAAAGAGGAATCAGGATAATTTATGGGGAGAAAATAATGAGAATTTCACATACCTGTGTAATATGATGATGAGCGGGTTAGCGAAACTGGCAACTACATATATAGGGAATCACATCGCCGTTCATACGGTGGAGTATTATCGTTCGCTAATATCGGACAGCCTACAAAATCGGACGCATTTCTTAGAAAAATTGGACACTGAGATAGACGAAATAAAAGGGAATTATGATATTTATCAGGAGTTCTTCGAGGATTGGACGAAAGAGCAGATAAGTGTTATCGTCATTATAATCCAGAATATTGATATGGAAAAATCGCCGGAAATACGTAGTTCATATGTGGATAGTATTCACCGAATAATATACGGACACAATTTGAGGATAAAGAATATTATTCAAAGGGTCCAATCCGGAATGATATAATATAAGTTTTATTTACTTTGTAAATAAAACATCTAGATATAAGTTTAATACTTTATAAATTTTTATACCAAGATTATAATGGGAAACCAAGAATCTCAACCAGAACAAAAAATAATTAGAAAAAAGATAATCAAACCGCAACAGCCACCGCCGCAGCCACAGCAACCAATCGCCCCTCAACCACGGGCCCAAGCTCCCGCGCAAACAGCATTTCCTCAACGATTTGTTCCTCCGCCTACACGCGCAATTACCACGCTGATGGAGCGCCCGATGAGCACGAAAGTGAGCCTGAAAGACGCTGACATGATGAATATAAATGACCGGATGGAGGAATTTAAGCAGACACAAAAGAAAACAGAGGATGAATTTTTGAAGACAATAGAGACTGAGAAGGAGTCATTTTATGAAAAACATAAAAAGAATGAATCTCATTTTCAGGACGAATTGAAAGAGTTCGAGCTTAAATATAATCCATTTAGGATTCTTCATTTAGAATACAATGCGACGGAGGATGATGTCAAAAAGGCATATCGAAAGTTTAGTTTGAAGTATCATCCAGATAAGCCGAGTGGTGATGCGAAAAAATTCATGATGATTACACAGGCTTATGTGTATTTGCTCCAAAAGATTAAAGAGATGAAAGGGAACAAATCGCATAGTGAGATGCAGAAAGAGGCTCAGACTTATTTTGAAGATATGGAAAAAAATAAAAAAGAGAGGAATCAGCACAGTTCCAGCGAAAGCGCTCGAACTGAAAAGACTCATGATTTAGGTAGAATGGAAATTGGGGAGAAGAATTTCAATGTAGACCAGTTTAATAAAATTTTTGAGAATAACAAACTTCCTTCAATGTGGGATAAGGGATATGGGGGCGATTGGGGGGATGATAGCGATAAGGAGGAAGAGGTTGTTATGAACAAGAAGTTTTCGATGGATGTTTTTAATAATGTATTCGATGAGCAGAAGAAAAAGAAGATTGAGAAGAAGCCAGAGAGGCAAATTATGATTATAGAGGAACCACAACCACAACTATTAAATAATTTAGGGTTTGAAGAATTGGGACAGGGAGATATTAATGACTTTACGGATATAAATTTCACTGATTACAAGATGGCTTATACGAAGAATAATGTTTTAGAGTATGATGATAAATTCAATCGGGGAGATTATAAGAATATTGACCATTTAGTCAGAGAAAGAACTAACACTAATTTTGAGGCTTCTCTGGAAGAAAAAGAGAAAATAAAGCGACGGGAATTATTAGAGAAGAAGAAAGAAGAAGAGAGAATAATAAATATGATGAATTTTGATAGGATAGCTGATGAATACGCAAAACGGACAAACCAGTTTTTTATAAAAAACAAATAGGATGAAACAAACAAAATTTATTCTAATATATTTTAGTTAAATAAAAATGAGTTTACAAAATGCACACTATCAGGGATTGAGTGAAGAAGGACAAAAAAAATTTAGTAAAATTTATGATAATCGAAATCGTAAGAAACTCTATGAAGAACTTCAAAAATCGCATGGACCATTAAAAAATAACGAAGAATATCATGCTGAAGTTGGTCCTGAATTATATAGTAACAGTCGACCAGTTGCATTTACCCAACAAACAACATGGAGTAAACGTAAAAAACAAAATAGTTTACAACCACAAAATAAAGACAACGGAGTAGGAGTTGGATTAAATTCTAAAATTCCTCCAATACAACAAATCTCAACAGTACCTATAGGAAGTTTAAATGTACAACCATCATTAAATGGAATCGGTAATAATAGTGCTGCAGGAGTTCTTACATTACAACAACAAAGACAACAAAGACAACAAAGTCCTCCACCAACAACATTCAAAAATTTAGAAGTTCCAGCACATCTTGTTCCACAACAACAAACATCTGTAATAGACCCAAACACAAATCATCTTATACAGCAGTTAAATCCAAATACATTCGCAAAAGTTAAAAATGGATTAAGTAAAATAACAAATCAATCAAATAAAAATTCAGTAATTGGTAAAATAAAAAGTGAATCAACTAAACTTATTGGAGAAATAGCACAAGAGAAAAAAGATGAAATTGAAAAAAGAATATTAGAGATTTTAGGTGGAAGTAAAACAGAAGAAGCAGTTAAAAAACGTCCAAATATACTTTTTATTGTTATTATTGTATTATTAGTCGTTGGAGGAATTGTAGCAGTCATCATATTAGTAGCAGTTCCAAAAATAAATGAGAAAATTGCAGAAATACGTAAAGATTGGCCGGAGAATCGATGTAAGTATCCGTATGTTAATTTACCATCTGTATTTGGCCCCGAGGGAACAACCGCAGACGAAAATAAAGCTTATTGTGATTCTCAGGCAGCGAATTCAGCTTTTAATTCTAACATTGGAGGGGTCCAAAATCAAATAGATAGTCAGAATAATTCAATTCAAAATAACACAGAAAGTCTTAATAATACACAAACAATGATATTAGGTATGCGCGACGCATTGATGAAACAGGTAAATGATATATATCAGAAAATGTATAGTATGTTTAAGAGGATTGCTTATTTATTCAAGGTATTTGCGCGTTTATTTTATCGTATATTCGAAACATTCAATTCTTTATTCAAAACAATTAAGTATGCGGTATGGACGCTAATGTCTGTTTGGGAAGGTCCTATTGGTGGATTAGTTCGTGCGTTTTGCTTTGGTTGTCATACTCTAATTGAATTAGATGGTAAAATAAAGAGACTAGACGAGATTATTATTGGTGATAATATTTCAGGGGATATTGTTGTTGGAGTATGCGAGTTCAAAAAAGATCTGCGGGACCAGTATTATAAGATAGGGGATGTGTATGTGTCCGGTATGCATATTGTTGAACATGATGGGGAATTTATTCGGGTTCATAGTCATCCCCGCGCAGTCATAGTGGATTATAATCTTCCAGTTATTCGTTGCTTAATTACAGATACGGGGCGGTTGCGAATCGGAGGGACAATTTATTGCGACTATTTGGGGGATAATGTATTAGAGACGTATTTGAAGATTGTGGCGCCCATTGTTAAAATACCGTTCCGGCTGGATGATTATAAAAATAGCGCCCTGAATTTATATCCGGCTTTTACACAAGATAGCATTATTCAAGTTGATTCAGGAATAAAAATGATTACAGATATCGTTATTGGGGACAAAATTGCGGGGAAAGAGGTTATTGGGGTTATACGGTATATATTAGAGGGGAAGACTTTTATAACTGAGTATGATGATGGTTATAATATGTGTAAATTTGTGGGGATACAAATATGTCGGGGAAATAAATATGTTGTTCGGGAGAATCATCGGGAAATGAAGATACTTGGGAAGCTAGAATGTATTGGGCTGGTTGTGGAGGGAGGAGTGATTGAACTAAGTCGCAATATGCGGATTGTTGATTTTGATATAATCGGGGATGATATGCGGCGGGATGTGGAGGACGCATTGGAAAAATTGTATCTTGATTGAATGATTTTATCTATTGATAAAATAAATCTATCTCTTTTCAAAAAAATTGAAAATTTATAACTTAAAAACAACTATCTATTAAATCATTAAATTAACAATGGCTTCAAAAAAATCAAAGTTAACTGATAAACCAGTTTCATCCCAAAGTTCTGAGAAATCAGACAGGTCCGAGGATTCAATCAATTCAGTCGATGACATCAGTTCGATGTATAAAAAGATGAGTCAGCGAGACCACGTTTTGAATCTACCGGATACATATATCGGTTCAATCGAAGAAAGTGAGGTTGAATCATGGGTATATGATAAAACTGAGGGAAAAATGGTGAAAAAGACAATCCGGATGATTCCGGGATTGTATAAAATTTTCGATGAAATTCTAGTGAATGCGATTGACCAGTATGAGCGTCTAAGCAAAATACCGGACGCATCGCAGGTCCGAGAAATTTGGATCGAAGTCTATCCTGAATATATCAGTGTTAAGAATGATGGAGACGGTATTGATGTTGAAATTCATCCTGAGCACGATGTATATGTTCCAGAATTGATTTTTGGAAATTTGCTGACTTCTGCGAACTATGAAAAGAAGAACAAGACGACAGGAGGAAAGAATGGAATTGGAGCAAAGGCCACAAATATTTTCAGTAAGCGGTTCATCGTTGAAACTGTCGATGGAAAACGGAAACGTCATTTTCATCAAGAATTCATGGACAATATGAGCAGAAAAACGGAGCCCGTCATTGAAAAATACACAAAGAAGCCCTATACAAAGATTACCTTTTACCCTGACTTCGAGCGATTCAATATTGAAAAACTGAACGATGATATGGAGGCCCTATTTATGAAGCGCGTCTATGATATTACGGCAATTACTGATAAGAGCGTATCCGTTTATCTCAATGGCGCGAAAATTGAATTCAAGGATTTTGAGCAATATGTTGATTTATACATTGGCGCAAAATCCGAGATGAAGCGTGTCTATGAAAAGATGGGTGAACGCTGGGAGGTTGTCGTTTGTGATAGCCCCGACGATAAATTGGAGCATGTTTCCTTCGTGAATGGTGTTTATACTTGGAAAGGAGGGAAGCACGTAGAGGCTCTGACGACGGCTATAAGCACAAAATTGTCGAAATACGTTGAGGGAAAAGGAAAGAAGAAGATTCAATTGAAACCGAGTGTTATCCGCGACAATATGTGGATATTTGCGAAGACTGTCATTGAGGACCCCTCTTTCGATTCTCAGACGAAAGATTATCTGACGACGATTCCTTCCAAGTTCGGAAGCAGTTTTTCGATATCCGACAAGTTCATTGAGAAGATCGCCAAATTAGACATTGTCGAAAAGGCCATCCGATTCAGTGAGTATAAGGATTCGAAAGTATTGACGAAGACGGATGGAAAGAAGACGAACACGATTCGCGGAATTCCCAAGCTGGACGATGCGAATTGGGCCGGTGGGATAAATTCCGCGAAGTGTACCCTGATTCTAACGGAAGGAGATTCCGCGAAGGCTTTTGCTATCGCGGGGTTGAGTGTCATTGGCCGCGATTGCTATGGTGTTTTTCCCTTGCGAGGTAAATTCACTAACGCCCGAGAGACGACTGATGATAAAATATCGAAGAATGAGGAATTCAAAAATTTGAAGGTTATTCTTGGATTACAGCAGGGGAAAGTGTATGAAGATGTATCTGAATTGCGTTATGGGAGTATTCTTATTCTTACTGACGCAGATGTGGATGGTAGTCATATCAAGGGTCTCTTGTTGAACCTATTCCATTATTTTTGGCCGTCCCTTTTGCGTAATGATGGATTTATTAAATCTATGATGACCCCAATTGTCAAGGCGAAACATAATAAGAACAAAGCGGACATCCGCGTTTTCTATACACTGACCGAGTATGAGTCGTGGAAAGAGACTGCTGACCTATCCCACTATGAAATCAAGTATTACAAAGGGTTGGGAACGAGTTCATCGCAGGAGGCAAAGGAGTATTTCCAGAACTTGGACGTCAGTGAAATCCGATACTTGTGGAATGAAGATAAAGCCGTAGATGTCGCGATTAATCTGGCATTCAATAAGGAAATGGCTGACGATAGAAAAGAGTGGCTCGGAAAATATGACCGCGAATTGATTATCGAGCAGACTGAAAAGAATGTCTCAATCCCAGACTTCATTAATAAGGACCTAATTCATTTCAGTAAATATGATTGTGAGCGTAGTATTCCTTGTATGGTCGATGGTTTCAAGCCATCCCATCGCAAGGTCATATACGGGACTTTCTTGAAGGGCGCAAAAAAATCGATTAAGATTGCTCAATTGTCCGCATTCGTTGCAGAGAAGAGCGCATATCATCACGGTGAGCAATCTCTGAATGAATGTATTATTGGATTGGCACAGGACTTCGTTGGTTCAAATAATATGAATTTTTTGGATCCAGAGGGACAATTTGGAACGCGAATTATGGGTGGAGACGACCATGCTAGTCCAAGGTATATTTTTACGCGGATGAGTCTATTTATGGAGCTTGTCTTTCATCCATCAGACAATAATCTTTTGAATTATTTGGATGATGATGGTGAGAAAATTGAACCCGAATATTATGTTCCGATTATTCCATCTATTTTAGTTAATGGATGTCAGGGAATAGGGACTGGTTTTAGTACACGCATCCCATCATATAATCCGGTTGATATTATTCGTAATTTGAAGCGGAAAATGCGGGGTCAGGAGCTTGTCCCGATGGTCCCGTGGTTTAGGGGGTTCCTCGGAAAAGTTGAAAAAACTGGTGATAAGTATCAGACGAAAGGCCTATATCGTTTATTAAATGACGGGAAGGTCGAAATATACGAACTCCCCATCGGCCTATGGACTGATAAATATAAGGAATTTTTGGAGGATTTAATCAATCCAGACAAGGATAGTAAGAAGAAGAAGAAGGTTCTTCTGAAATATGACAGTCTTTATACTGAATCGCGAGTCCGTTTCATCCTATACTTCGACAAGAATGAGCTATCCGAGATGTTATCTAAGGGGACGTTTGAGAAGGATATGAAGTTGGTAGATTCTCTTAGTTGTAATACGACGAATATGTATTTGTTCAATGACAAGGGTCAGATTAAGAAGTATCGCTCTCCGGAGCATATTATGGACGAATTTTACGATATTCGATGCGAATATTATATTCGTAGGAAGCGCTACTTAGAAGAGAAATTGAAAAGAGAACTTGAAATATTGGAGGCTCGTATTCGTTTTATAACGGATATATTAGATGACAAGATAGTATTGAAGGGGAAAGATGAGGAGCAGTTGGATATGGAATTAACTAAAATGAAATATCCGAGATTCACGAAGGGACGTTTAGAATATGACCCGAATGAAGTGAATGAAAATCCGAGTTATGATTATCTGACGAGCATGCCTATCCGTAGTATGACGAAGAAGCGAATCGAAGAGTTGGTAAAACAGCGCGATGAAAAGAGCGACCAATTCGACATATTGAAATCGCAGACTATATTTAATTTATGGGAGAGCGATTTGGATTTGTTGGAGACGACCTATTTGAAGCATTTGAAAGAGCACACTGAGATGCTTGGGACTACCGATGGGGTTTTTAAAGCGACGAAGAAACCGGCTTCCAAGAAGACAGTTGTTGCTCTTTAATTTGCTTGATTTTTGATTATTATTTTATTTATTATAAATTTCCTTTGAAAAAATATAGACTATTTTTTCAAGGATTATATTGAATGTTCCATAGTTTGCTTAATGGTGGAGGAGTTGATGACTCTTCATAAAATGAATTTTTGACAAAACATTGTACTAATAATGGATGTTCATTTCCACGAATAGCAGTAGAAATAAATGGGTAAAATTGTGCTTCTGGGTCCATTTTATTATAGTAAAATAATAAATATGATTTAACATCAATTTTTGCGATAATAGTATAAAAAAATAATCAGTATTAGTAATATGAATCCATCCGATTTATTATATACAAACTCATTTGTAAATACGAATCCTCTTACACAACAAGAGGTCCAGAGGAATGCGAATGAATATATACCTTATCGCAATTTGAAGGGTGAAACCGTAAATAATGTTCGCGATGAAATAGAAAGGACTGGTTTTACAGATAGTTCAATGAATCGGGTCGCCAAGGAGGCAAATCCTTGGTCAAGGGGATATTATGGGAATCAACAGCCATTCCTTTCTGATTTTGGAAAAGATATAGCAGAGAGTAGTTATTTTAAATATCGGTCGCATTATATTAATATTGATAGTCGGATGCGTGATGTCGCATTGTATCCAACTCCAAATAATTACAGTATCTTTTTAGGTAGAAAATATAATAATGTAGAAACAGTGAAATTAATCGATTATTTTTTTCCTGAAATGGAATATCCGATTAATTCTAGTAATAATGTTATTTTATGGTATACGGTTCCATTTGAAATAATAACTACAAGTTTATTTAGTAATGGTACGTGGAATTATGACCCATATCTTGGGTCAGATTATGATGAATATAAAATAAATATATGTGGATGGTATATTAATTTTTCAAAGTTAATTCAGACAGGATCTCCCTTAGCAAATTTTCGTAAATTATACAATAATAATTTGCTAAGTTGTATGAATAAGATAGAAATAACTTCTGGATTTTATACAACTGAACAACTTGCGCAAAAAATAAAAGATGAATTTCAAAAAACAACATTTTTTAATAGTAATATTTATAATAAATCATATACAGAATATGCTGGAAATACTGGTTCATCAACATTCAATTTTAAGGACCGTCCGCAACTTGTTGATGTAAGGATTGACCCAGAAACATCAAATGTTAAGTTTTTACTTAGATATGAAGAATTCCGTGTAAAATCAGTAGCAACATATTATAATAAGAATTATTTTGATTTGGAAATGAAAGTCGTTGATAGTAGTATTCCATCAACTGAATTTTTGGAATTAATACAAAATGATTTATATCCACTTGTTATTACTGGATTTCCAGAAATTGGAGGATATACTGGATCTAATATAGATTATATTGAATTTGTTCCAAAAAATATAATGGAATTATATCAGGTCGTATATGGTGTATTATTTTATAAAACTTACTATGATAAAATTACTGATATAGATGGGAATACTATTCCAAATGTATTGCGTTTTTATGTATATAATTTAGGAATTTATCAAGATACAGTTGGTTCTGTTGTTTCAATTCCGGTTAAATCATCTTATACTGAAATCGTAAATAACAATAATATTAAGTTTGGTAGAGAGGCGCCATTTTTTTTAATAAATGGAGACAAGTCTATACTTTCAAATTATATAACATTCATAAATAATAATGTGATTAATATAGCAGGAATAAATGTTTATAAATGTTATAATATTAAATCCGAAGAGTGTTCAGTTATATCATCAGAAGAACAACTAATATTCGATAGTTTAATAGTTAATGTTGATTGTTCATCTCGTTTATTAACAAATTTACTTGGTTTTCAAAATACAGCAAATTCAAAATCTACAATTGGTCCTTCAAGTGGAACATTCGCAATTATTACAAATAATATTTACAAATCAAATAAATATATAAATTCAATTCAGGATTACAATATTAATATTGATAAATTTATTGATTATACTAAATGCGCCGGTTTAGAACCACCAAATAAAAATAATGAATGTATATCAAACTACATATTTTGGATTGATTATTATCCGAAATACAATGTTAATTATCGTCTTCCTGTGAGTCGAAATCAAAATGGAACATATAGTTTTTATTTGAATAATTATTTTTTCATGAAAATATTATCATCTTCTGTTGGGACACAAATACAAACTTCATCCACAATTACACAAATAAAACCAACCGCAAATTTCGCAAATGGTTCAAATGATATATATGAAATAAATAATGGAATTAGTAATGGTATTCGCAATTATATTAATAACCCATCATATGTCGATCCGAACTGTCCAATTAATTTAAAAAATGATAATTTTAGTTCTGCTACTAAAAATTTAAACAATCTTTTCGCGAAAATTAAATATTCGTCAATTAGTGGAAATTATGAAGTGGATAATCGATTTGTAAATGAAATCATTTTTGAATCTAATACTATTAATAATTTAGATGAGTTTGTTATTCAATTGGTTGATTACGAGGGTAAAATTTTACCACAAATAAAGGAGCACAATTTTACACTATTAATAGTAGAAAAATACGAAGTTCTTAAAGAGACGAATATAAATAGTCGCAATAATAATGCAAATACAGGAGGAATAAGACCAGTTGAAAGAAATAGTTTTAGTAATAGTTGATAAAATTTTATATTAAGTATATTATAATGAAAGATATTAGTATGGAATTACAGTCCGGCGCAGATTATGGGAAGCAGTATTATAACCAATTCCAAAATGGGCGCGTAGTTAGCATAACCAATAAAAATTATAAAACGATTCCAATGTTTGACCAAAATAATGATACAAAAGATAATTTTAAGTATGAGGCTCTCCAACACGTCCAGACTCCTAGTACTCTATCAATGCTCTTTTTCAGTAAAAATAACATCGACCGTATTCAAAAAGAAATGCGATATACGGTATGGATACAGAGTGGTAAGAAATATATCATTGATAACCAGAGTTCAATTGAATTAGAGATAGTTATGAGGGCCATATTTTTACAGTATAGTTTAAATCAGAATCAGGACTTTGGAAAACAGATAACCTATTTGAATAAATTGGTTCTCGATTATTGCGTCCCGAATATCCTGTCCGAAGTTCAACAATATTTAGGATATTTAGACAACGTTCAAAAATTACCGAATCCATTACCTCTCCCCGAAAATCTGTCATCCGCCGGTTCAAAGACTCTTCGAAGTGTAACAACAACTTTCTAAAAACTTTTTATTATATAATATATAAATGGAATATACAACTATAATTATTGGAATCGTATTGCTATTTTTTATTATTTTATTCGTATTGCTCATAACATATTCAATACTTCTAAATAAATCAAAGGAAAATGCGCGGGGTATGGGTAAAAAGATGCCCCCAATTGATTATATGGTTATGGAAGGCGTCAAATGTCCCGATTACTGGGTATATATGGGAGATGACAAAAATGGGAACAATATCTGTAAGAACCAGTATAATATACCAGTGGCGAACGCATCATCATCCAAATGTTATAACGACCCACAAAATAAGATAATGAAATTCAAAATCGCGAACATGCAACAGTCCGGAAATATGGACGCCGCCGCATCTAAACAAAGATGCGATTTCGTTTCTACTTGTGGCCCAACTGCGAGTTCATCAGCTTCTTGGTTGGGTATTAATTCCGATAACGCATCAATGGGATGGGTAAATTGCGGAAAATTATGAACTTAAAACTATAATTATATATTTAAATATGATTCAAAAATTTAAATATAATTCTTTCGATGATTTCAGAAATTTAAATCCGTGTTATGTAGATAAATTGAAGGCGTGGTTTGCCGAATATAATCAGTGTCGCAACTTAAATCTTATGGATACAAAATTGATAATGATTGTCGGGGAAAATAATCAATTGAAAACTAGTTTGGCGGAGTTCATATGTTCATTTTTCAATATGGAGATGCGAATGTTGAATATTCAGGACAGTAAACTTAATAAAGATATCAAAGAGTTTATTTTACAAATATCAAACAATAAAAACGTGTTAAATATGATTTATAAGAGGGAGGATAATATTGGGATTGTTATCGACGATTTTGATACGCTTTGTAATAACAATGATAAATCAATAATAGGGGATTTCTTAACGATGTTTTCCGCAAAGAAGTCCGTGTCGGATTTTAAGTTGCTATATCCAATTATTTTAGTGAGTCAGGAGGTGGGCGACAAGAAAATAAATGAGTTGCGCAAAATATCATTAGAAATTAATGTTGATAGATTGAAGCCGGAAGATTATGAATATTATTTTAATCGCCTTTGCGTAGAGAATAATATTAGCTTCAATCAATCACAGAGAAAGCGATTAATAGATACGTTCGACTATGATTTGCGGAAATATAATAATATATTGGACGACCTTTTACTAATATCTGACGGTCATAAAATACGAGATGAAAACATTGATTTAGTCGTGAATACTTTTTCAAATAAGACGATTGATGATAAAGTTGGGGAAAATCTTGAAATGATTTTTACAAAGGAGTTAAAAGTGGGAGAATGTATTGACAAATATTATTGCGACAAGTTCCTATTTTCATTCCTAATACACGAAAACTATTTGTATAATATTGGGGATGGAATATCAAGTGCGGACAAGATGATATTTTTAGCGAAAATATCGAAACATCTTGCTGACAATGATGTCATCCAGAATTTGATATTTGAGAAGCAGTTGTGGGAGCTGAATATTAATAGTGCGATTCTAACAAATGTTAATACTAATTTTCTACACACGCAAATGAAAAAAAAGAGCAAAAAGAAGTTTACTTTTACCAAGAGAAAATATACGACACTTTTAAATAAAGTATCTCTCTATTTTACTAATCGGAAGGTCATTAACCAAATATTACACAAGTATGGAAACAATAGCAATGACGCCTTTTATTTATCGGAGTTCTTATGTAATTGTATTAAGCGAATTGACAAGAAGGACTTCGAGGCGAATATGTCAAAATATGTTTTACCTATATTAAACAAAATGGATATTACTAGTGATAATGTGGATTTAATATTGCGCCTGAATAAGTTAGAGGAGGAAAGTATCAAGAAGGTTTATACGATGAAATATAAATCATTTATAAAAAATTCGAATTCATAGAATTCATAGAATTTGAAAAATCTATTATTATAATATGTATAAAAATTACGTTTTAACTTTTATAATTATAATTGTTTTTGCTTTTATTTTGGTTGTAATAGGTAAAACTTTAAGAATTGAGAATTATGTAAATAATAAATCCCAAATGAAAAAATATAATGTTATATTTGCTGGGACATGTCGTAATGTTGAACCTTATATTAAAAAATTATTAGGATATGTTGATAAATGTGGTAAAAAGTTTAATAGTTATTGCTTGATTGTTTATGAAAATGATTCTTCTGATAAAACAAGAGAAATATTAGAAAAGAATAAAAAGAGCAATTATTATTATATTTTTGAGGATAATATACAGGAAAAGAGGAGGACCGTTAGATTAGAGAGAGGTCGTAATTTGATAATGGATAAAGTTCGCGAGTTAAATAAAGAATATTTGATTATGCTTGATTTAGATAATGTGAATAAGCGCGGAACTTTTGTAAAAACAATTGAATCCTGTTTTAATAATGAAGACTGGGATGTTATTTGTGCGAATCAAAAGCAGAGATATTATGACACATATGCGCTAAGATATCCGGATCTAAATTATGATTGTGGAACAAAAAGACCATCGGAAGGAAAACGATGCGGAGCAATTAAAATAAAGTTTCCACCGAATAAAAGAATTGATGTTGATTCCGCATTTGGAGGAATCGCAATATACAAACTTTCATCTATACCAAACCACTGTAAATATAATGGAAAATATGATGATGGTGATGAAAAATGCGAACACATTGATTTCAATAAATGTATTAAGAATGCTGGAAAGAAAATTGTTATAGATACGAATTTTATAAATGATGGATATCTGTAATTATCTAATTTTTATTTTAGGAAAACACATTTTACAATTATTTTTATTATCTACGCATTTACAGTTTGCGTCAGTTCTTAATTTACCATTTTCTACACATGACACATTATATGCCAGTTCATATCTTTTTTCTTTACATTCTTCTCTATGCTTTTTATCAGTATTATTATCATATTTAAAATTCTCTTGGAGATATGAGCAATGACTACTGCGCGTGTTTTCAAATGCGGGGGGCGTTGAATCAGGACACATCTGACTGTATTCTTTTTCTCCTAAATGCCAATCCGCATTCCCGCAACATGCACGGTTGTATCTTTCATGATTCCGGAAGTTCTCTTTCATTTGGTTAATATTTTTATTATTTTGGAAAAGTCGAACAGCAATAAACACAATAAAAGTAATAATGATAACGCCAAGCAAAATTATATTTATTTTATTAATCATATAATAAATATATATTATTTTTATTTTCACTTCATTGGACATTTCGCCGGAGTATAGTCCTGATTTGTTAGACGATTCTGGACAGTTGAAGCGGACTGGACCTGCCATGGACCGCCCGGAATAGGAGCCACTAAATTACACGAGTTTTTAGTATATCCGGAACAGAGTGGGGAACACTCATTATTTCCCAACAAACAATACATACTCTGGCTCGGTTTCGCGTCGATGGGTTGATATTGGGTTGCGAATGTTGCGAAAGTTGAGCTATATCCATGAACATCATTGGACTGTATTTGATAAACACCACGGTCGATTGCGATGGGTTCTTGTGAGACTGGGTTTTGAATTCTTGAATTCATTTATAATATGATAGATATTATTTTTTATTTGAAGATACCACTATATAACAAAACTACAATAATAAGGAATATAACAAAGATTGGTGGGAAAATTTCAATATATGACATCGAGTGAATATCATTCGCAGCGTTTTCATCTACATAATCTTTGAACTTCTGACCGAAAGTGTTTATTCCCGGAAAAATAATCCTAAATAATAGAAGTAGGACATAAATTACTAAAAATGGAACAATCAAAAATTTAATGAAAGGGTTCATAGTTGGAACCATCTTATCGGCGAAATATCCGGCCAATAAACCAAGAATAATCGCAATTACATATGAAGCAGTCATACCAGCATCTACCATTTCTATTATATATAATATATTATTTTTATGATATATATGAAGGATGCGTTTCCGGTCTATCAGTTAGGATTGCGACATACTTTTCTAAAATGGAGGTCAGTTTCTTGATTGAAGCATTAAGTTCGCGAATGTCTTGTTGCGTAGTTGTTGGTAATGCGTCTTCTATTGATGTCATATCCAAACAGTCAAGTTTGGGTCTTTTTGATTTTTGTGTGGATGCGTCCATTATATATGCTAATTAATTATTTTTATTATAAAAACGCGCGTGTTTTATTGTATGGATTGTGCGAGTTCGATGAGATGTTTCAATTCAATCGTGATTCTCATTGAATATATCAGAAGAATTTTTTTAATGTTTTCTTCTGTGATTCCTTTTGCTCTCAATTTAATTTCAATCTGAAAAATGGACAGTTCTGCAATTCCACCTTGAACACTTGAATTTAATGAGCGTATATTCTCTCCAATCAACATCTCGATAAAAATGAAACAACATGAAAACACATCTTGCGCAGAATTACTTCTAGCGGTTGAATGTTTATATCCACGGGTTCCGCACAAATGTGAAAGAAATGAATCGTCTTTTTCCCAACGATATGAAAGATTAAAATCAAATAATTTGGGAACTCCACCGACAAAAATAATGTTATCTGGTTTGAGGTCATTATGTGATATACCAATTGAATGAAGAAATGCGACTGCGCTCAAAATTTGGCGTATTATTTCCATCGTTTGTTGGAAATTCAAAGACCTCGATTTGATTTTATCATCAAGTGTTTCCTGTCCAAGTTCCATAAGGATCGCTGGTCCAAGTGGAAATTCAATCGGAAATGAACAAATCAAATTTGGATGCTGTGGATTTTGTCGTAGAAACTCAAAAATATTCATCTCGTGCAGAATTGCGGGTGGTTGTTTAGAATGGAGTGGTATATCAAGCCCAACTTTCAAGGCGTATTCTTTACCATTGAAACAAACAAGAAAAACATCCCCAAATGAACCTGCGCCCAAATGACGGTTGATTATCATTTCATCTGAAATTCTGGTATTATTGAGAAACATCATGTTCATTGAAGCAAGAGAACCGGCTTTGTCAGATTTGAATTTGAACTGGATTTCGAAAATTATATCTCCATAGCGCAAACAAATCATGAAATAAGCTGAGGCCACCTTTTTACCAGTGATAATACATTCGCATCCATTTACTATTGCAACACCATTGATTTTAAACATTTCTCGAAATGTTCCTAGATTTAATTTTATTAAAATTGACAAATCAAAAACAACTATCATTTTTATTTACTAAAATATAAACATTTTTTACTATCATTTTTTATAAACCGAAACTTTTATATTCGACCTTACTGAATAATTGTTAGACCGAATGTGAGTTCCTTAGATCCGTTCGGATAAACATAATACGCTTCCCGTATTTGAATGAGGATATCATTAAATCGGAAGTATAACAGTTTCTCATCAAGAATATCAATTTGCGGGACAATGAAAGCAACCATCAACACAAGTTCATTCCATTTACAAAGAGCAAAGTCTGCAGTATCACTAATGAAGCAAAAGTACTTTGCGATCGACTGCATTACGGAAAATGCATCAGTCGACATGAAAAAATTCATGCGGAAGGAAAAGAATCCATCCAGAGTGTCGAGTACATATTTCATGTATTGTTGATTATTGAAATACATCGATTTGGCTCGGTCTTTGAGAAATTTCAAGATTAATTCCACATGTTGTTGTGAAAGTTTAGAAAAACCCAAATTGGATTTGTTCAAAATAATTGATAATGTCATTTTATTCAAATTAGTTAAATACACAAAGATTTTGTTAATTTTTACCATCATTTTTTATAAAATTCCATTTTCAAGGAATTCAAGGAGATTTCACATGTGGGCGTGGAGGCGTCTCGATGTCGCTTTCAGACTTCTTGAAATGTTCTTTCAACTGTGAAATGACCGATTTTAGCTTAAAATACGTCTCCATTTTATCAATGATTTCTGGAATTCTGGAATTGTCTTTGGGGCTCGTTTGAAGCTCAGAATACCAGCGCAAAATAGACTCCGGATTCATATATTCCATTAAAAGATTTCGAAAAAACGGATTCTTAATCGCATTCCTACAAGCAATCTCGATGCGAGTTTTTGAAAATTCGATGTCAAGTTCCTTCGGCGATTTATCATCAGAGAGATATGGTTTAAAGTATTGCTGTTCTTTGAAAATATTGAAGATTGTACTATCCAGAAAATTGAATGTTTTCCCTGATTTATGTGAACACATGTATATAATGGAAACACAAAGCGCAAAGAAGTCGCCAATCCACGAAATATGAAAACGAGTTTGATTTGCTTCCGCAAGAGCATTTTCAGGACAGCGAAACCAATGCGTTATTTTAGGGTCTTTTGTCGTTGCGTAATGGGTTCCTTTCGGTAAAATATCAGAAATTCCAAAATCAGCGAGTTTCATAACAACAGTTTTAGGTTTGTCTTTCATAACAACAGTTCCGTCAAATAACAGTTCCATCAAAATATTTTCTGGTTTGATGTCCATATGAAAACATCCCATCTTGTGTATTTTTCTCAAATAGCAAAGCAATTGGTAAAATACACAAAGCAAGAAATCTACTGATGGTTTTTTTATTTCAACGAACGACTTCAAAGTGTATTTCATAAAAGGCATGACAAACGCTCCAAATTCGAATCCAATAATGTTAAAATTAAAGGTGTCAATCACTTCGATAACTTCGTCCATGCCTTTCAAATGATGTAAAGCTTTGAGTTCAACATCCATTTCATCCTTAGACTGAAACAACTTCATCGCAAATTGATTACCATGTTCATCTACGCAAAGATATACTTTTCCATAAGAACCCTTGCTTATCAAGCGACTAACAACATATCGACGTTCTTTTCCTTGATGAAATGTGTTTAGTTTCAATGAAAACTCTGGTCTGATACTAAGTTTTCCATCTGATTTTTGTCGAATAATGAGATATAAATCAAATTGGTCTGATTCAAATTTCAAACAGTCTGGAATCAACGGTTTCCGATTATTGACATATTTGTATTCAACAAATTCGTGTCCGTAAAACTCAAGTAATACATATCGAATGAATTCATAGAACAGCATCATGTCCAAATTTTGAAAAAACGCCAAATAAACTGATTTAAAAAATGTGAAAATATTATTGATTTTCAAAAAATCAATCAAGTAAAAATCCAGTGTTAGTATAATTTTTTTGTCAAGTAAAAACGCAACAATAAGTTTTTGTAATTTTTCTATATGAGACATTTCTCAAAGTAATAGACTAAATATTTAATAAAAATTTATATCATTTTTTATAATATTCAGCCAAATGGCCGATATAAAACTAATCATCATCATCAGAATCATAATCATCAGAATCATAATCATCATCATCAGATGACTCAGTCTTGGAAGGTTGGAGGGTTGTTTGTCTATTCATTGCATCAATGACCAGACCAAAATCATGGAAAAATTCCTGATACAGATCATCGAAGAATGTTGGATGATTCATTGGAATAGTTGTTGTAATGCGCATAAACCTTTGGATGTCCAACCACTTCTTAAAAAACAGAGAACATGGTTCTTGAAAACTGCTCGACGAAAACACGACATCAATTGCCTCGTTAATAAATGTTTGTGAATGGAAACTGAAATAGTTTCCGTCGCGAAACACAGAAAAAAATCTGTTTCCTTCAAACCGACCAAGAGACAAAACATGAATAAAAGAGAGCAATAGTGCCCATATTTCAGAGTATATTGACACCTTGAAATTCAGACCATTCCTTATTTCTTGGTCCCAATTCCAAGGGTCTCGATACCATGGAGTGTATATCAAATTCTGAATAGAGCAACACCAATGTTTTCGATTACAGGATTCTCCAATCCCAAAGTCTGCCAGCACTAGGTTTCCTTGATCATTAATCAAAATATTGGGTGGCTTGATATCGCAGTGAAACACTCCATTATCATGACATTTACGGAGAATTTCTGCCAAAGGTCCGAGCATTTTCAAAATCTCGCCCTTTGAGAGACGTTTTGCGTAATCATATAAGGTTCCGTTTTGAAAATAGGGCATGCCATACGCAAAACAGGTTTTCCCGAGAACAGAAATCAGTACAATAAACTCTACATTGATAACCCCAGTGGTTCCTCTGAGAACTGAAAGAATCGTGGTCTCAACATCAAAGTCATCAGGCCCAGTTTTTATATCAGTAAAAAATTTGATGGCGTAGTTCGAAAGAGGAGACTCACGGTCTTTTTTAAAATTCGCCGAATATACATTGGAAAATGTCCCAGAGCCAATTTTTTTCTTTATATCCAACGTTGTCTCACTATCAACCAGTGAATTCATTGGTTCAATCGATTCAATCTCAAGAACAATAGTTCTTGTTAGCAAGCCATCTTTTTGAATATGATATGCCACATTCCGCAGTTTGAAAACAAACCCATCGATGATATACATCAGAGGAGTATGCTTCCGATATCCCATCAGAGACACCATGACGAAATCCAACACGTCCGGTATTGCCCATGATAAAATGCCAAAGTGAGTTATTATCATGGAACAAACATCCAGTATCGTGAGTTCCATGAAAATATACATGTTCTCATGGAAATATTCGTTTATTTCCTCAACAGCTACACTGGTAAGAAAAAAACGCATGTAGACCATCAGAATCCGGAGATCTGATAGAGTGAAATGTTTCTTACGGCAACCTGCGAGAATGACGGGGGGTTGAGGATTGTTATGTGGTTTGCTATAATCAGCCATTTGTAAAATAAAATGAATCAATCCTATAAAATTTTGTTAATTTATACCATCAATTTTTATAAATACTAAATTTTTTATTCAGTAAAAAAAGATACTCTTTTTGAGATCCTTCATTTTGGTAAGAATCCCGTTTAAACGGTTCAGCCAACCGCTAACGTGAGTATTAAAAAGCCCCACAATCGAAAAATCACATCCATTGCAAATAATTTCGACGAAGAGATCGCTCAATTCTTGGATATGAGCAGTGATATTAACCTCCGGATCCTCACATACAATGTGTTCGAAACTATATTGAACTCGATTTTTCATCGGATTTTTGTGCCTCCATTTGTTGAATAAGCGATGATATTCTTCATACATCGCTTCTCCAGAGGGAAGATCCACTCCAAATTCGCTGAAAACTCGAATGAATTCTGCTGAACCTCTGCTCTTGAAAAGAACCCAGTAAACCTTCTGAACGAAGTTCATCCCTCGTTCTTCGGTTAGAAATTGATGCAGTTTCTGCATCAACTTTATCACAGGAGAAGTCCAAAACATATCTTCGCGAGCTTGGTCTTCATCCATTGAGCGAAACCCAAGAAAATCGAATGATGGTTGGGATATACTGTGTAGGATTGCGACAAAAAATGCCCAACCGTCCATTCCTGAAAAAATCTTAGTTGGATGAACAATTGTGGGGAGATTTGTGTTGAATTCACGCATCATTCGCTTCTCCAAAAACAGTCTCGGGAACCTAAACCACCACGTGTATAACGAATCAGGATGAACAAGGTTCTTTCCAAACTGTCTTGCGATACCGAAGTCAATCAGAATCAGACTCAAAAAATCAGGCGAAAAGACTATGTTCGCAGGTTTGATGTCGCCATGGATAAAACCGAGTTGATGAACAACATAGAGTCCTTTACTCATTTCCAAGAAGTAGCCTATTATGTTTTGAAGTGGTATTCTCTTCCCCTTGTTCTTTTTAAGGTCCGAAAGAACCATTTCTCCTTGATAATTAGAGATGATGAAATTCTGGAAATATCCAGACTGGTTGGTCATAAGCCTGACTCCATGTTGGAGACACTTATGCTTTCCAGCGACCTTCGAAAGAAAAGCCCATTCTTCTTCTGCTGTTATTTTTTCATTAAAGGTCTTGACGATATACAACTTCCCGTCGATTCCCATAATCTTGAAAGCCATACCATAAGAGCCTTCTCCAAGATTTTCGAGTGGGTTTGTGATATTACCTGTGAAAACAAACGATACGGTTCCGTCATCCTTGATGGCCAACCTCATGTCCTTTCGCAAGGTCGCATAATACTCCATCAGGTTCTCACTTTCGTTATGAAGAAGCTCCAAACGGAGGTGGCCTGCAAAGAACACCGGAATGTCTCCTTCCATTGCAGAATCAGTCAGACTAACAAGAGTGTTTTCTCCATTGTAGACACACCACACTTGTGTGGTTTTTTCATGCTTGACAATATACTGCATATATGCAGTCATCAGTTTGACGAATATTGGAACAAGATGACTCCGTTCGTCAATCCGATCCATGTGGCCAGCGTAAACCCACGTATATAGATTCATGAGCTGGGAAGATTTTCCATCCTTAGCCGAATCAATGATGTGCTGAGCGCACCATTCGAGTGTTTTATCTGGAAAAAACATTTCGAGAAATGTTTTCAGAAAATTCTGATTTGAAAAACTGGAACCCATTCCAGTTCTCAGTTTAGCCAACAACGATTTAGAAACGATATCATGTTCTTCCTGACGTTGTCGTTTTTTTCCTGATTGATCAGAAGAATCTTCCTGACGTGGTTGTTTTGTTAATGAGTATGATGAAGACATTGATATAACTTGTAATTTAGCAAACAATTATTGAATATTTGCTTAAAATAATCATCAATTTTTACAAGTTCATTAAAAATTGATAGTAATTAATGATGATTTATTTTGGTAAATAACGGGAAAATGAAAAAATATTATTCTATTAAGCCTCATTCGGTACCTTCGGTTCAACATTATTTAATTCGTTTCGATTCAGCAACTAACAAATTTTTTCATCGTGTAACTGGTGAAGAAATTAGAGTTTCTTCACACGATGTTAACAAAGACTACGCCGGTTGGTTTCTTCTAACATCAACAGTTTCACTTGTTGATGGAACTACAGTTGATTCGAGTCAGCTTTATTGTAATATAAATACTGGTGCCTGTTTTAATCGAACTACAGAACAACCTGTTCAATTACAGCCAAATCAAGTTCATTTTGTGGTCATTGACCATCAAAATCCTCGTGAAATTGATTACATTTCGAGACTGATTCATACCGAGATAGCAAATAATCACAAAAAGCAGGTCAGAGCAAAACAAGTTCGTAAGGAGGGCTGGAATCTATTTTATTGTGTTGAAAATGAAAACGAGAAAATTCATTCATTCAATTTTGATGAACTGATATTGTCAAAAGTGGTAATTGTGCCCGATGGAGATAATTATTTTTTCTATTCAATGCGTTCTCCAACATACAATGCTTTCGGTTCAACCATTCTTTTCCAGCTTGTTTGAATATTATGAATAAAAACATTGTTTTTATTCAAAATTATAAAATGTTTTTAATTCGCAAAAACGACATTCCCAATACCAGCCATAATTCGAAACACATTTATATTTCTCGCATATACAACAACATTATATTCAATATCCGTATTCACAACCTGACGCATATTCATTTGAAGTTGCGCCCGATTAATCCGGCTGAAATTACACGTCCCACTCGGTTGAAAATCCTCAGGATTCAGTCCGAAATTATAAACATATATTCCCTCATCTGGGCTATTCGTGTGATATTTGTATGGCTCCATCGAGTTAAAAAATATCGAATCCCGCAAGTCGAACCGGTCATTCGAGTTCAATATTAGTTTAGCCGAATATAATATATTCTGATTATCAATATTATACTGTTGATTATTGTTGAATTGCTGTTGCGCATCCGGTAAGCAAGAGTCAATCCCGTTGTCAATAAGCATCCTCTCCATCCGGAAATAATTCGCATTTTTCACGAAGCTCACATCATACAGCGAGTGATTATACAAGCAGTTCGTGTAATTATTCCACTGATTCACAATATTAACATCGGTCCTTTGCGTAGTAAAAATAAGCTCCTTAACAGGTTGACTCATCTTCAATTCAATAGTCTGATTACCATCGATTCCGCCAAATTCGTATGTCTGGACCTGTGTCATTAGATACTCGTGCGAAGTTTGCGCAAAACGCCTCCTCTCATCTTCATCTAAATATATGTAATTCACAAATAGATATGAATTCTGGGTCCAAACTCCATTCGGCGCTTGTGTCCCATTGACGAACTTCCAGAAATAGTTTGTGGGTCCGTATCCTTGGGCTTCCAATGAATTCACTAAATCAGCCGCCGTTGTATTGACAAGTGGAGGGGTTTGTGCTTCTTGGATTGCCTGTAATAATTCGCTGTCGAAGTTGGGTATTCCGGCGGTGGGGGTGTTCCCGAATTTACCGAAGTCGTATAGTGTTTCAGGAGAGAGGCCATACCACATCGTAAAAAGGGTATTCAGTGGCGCGAATTGGATGTTTATGTAGATATCCGTGTATTGGAGGGCTATTAAAGGGATGCTCAGCCCCGGATTGGTACAAAACCAGAAGAATAGCGGGACATACAGGCGCCTTCCCGCAATTGTGGGCTTCGTCGTCGTGGAATAATCGCCATAGTATTTCTCAGGGAACTGCATTTGCCAGATATTTCCAGTTATTTCATCGTATGAGCGCCTTTTGCTCCGGTCAATGGTCAGTTGAGCCCAAACATTCATCCACTGGCTATATTGAATGTCGAGTTGGACCCCATTAACAGTTATCTCTGCGGATTGAATAATATTTTGGCCCACATTTTCAATCCACTGGAATTTTTCATCCTCAGTTGAATAAATACTTGGTAAATCGACGACGACATAACAATCATGGATTAAATCTGCGTTTCTGTCAATTTTGACTGTTAGCGTATTCACTTGCGTGGTCGAAAATGTCGGAAGAACACGGAAGTATTGTGGGATATATTCCATAGAGAAGTTTGTATATCGACGGTATATTGATTTAAAGAACGTTATCTGAGGATTTCCTGTTAAATATAAGTCTTGTGATCCATAAGCAACGAGTTGCATTAATCCACCAGCCATTATATTATTAATTGTTAATTTATTTTTATATTATAATAATAATGATTAATAATATACTTTTTATAGTAGCTGTTTTTAATATAATATTATCCATCATTATAATCATACTTTCTAGTATTAGAAGAAAGAAAAAAGATGGTTCTGCATATTTAGATAGAAATTATCCAGGAATATACTCAGGAATTATTATTATGATATTTTCAGTCTGTTTTCTGCTCCTACTTTTGCTTGGTAAAATATCGGTTCAAGATTACAATGATATTGCATTATGGGGAATCGGAGGAATGTTTTTTGTATGCGGGGTCGTTTTAATACTTGGATTTGTTAATATTAATCAGGTCGAAATGTTTATGGATGGTAATTTAACTAATAGTAATAAAGAAGGAGCTGGTGATTTAAAGGATCGCGGCGCAGGTGGGACAAGTAATTCCAGTAATTTGACTGGGATGTCAAGTGGTGTAGGAAAAGAACTCGCGGAAAAAAATGACTATATGAATCCAAATTCAGATAATAATGATGGAAGTGGGTTTCCAAATGGAATATGTGAAAGAGATGGTATTTATGGGACTTTAATGTCAAACAATGTCTGTATTATACCGCCAGAGCGTTTAGATAAATGTAAAGAAAATGCGGTTCAAGCATATAAAGATGAGCAAAAAGAAAAAGCCAAACGCGAACGATTAAAAAATTGTAGGAAAAAAGAAAAAGAGGAATTTAAAGAAGTAAGTCGAGGAGATACTGATGGAAATAAAGTTAAATCCAAAGTTGTAAATAAAGAACTAGGAATATGTGAGTTTAAGAACAAATTCGGAAATAGAGAGTTCGGTTATATGCATCCCTATTTTGGTCGAAAATGCATGACCGCCGAGCAACTTACAACCCTCTTAAATAAATACCCTGACCAGAAAAAAATCCACAATGTTAAAGGAAATATATATTATCATCCGTATCAATCAACAAAATGCTTAGGATATCCTAAGAATGATATCGTTTCTTATGACCTAATGTGTAAAGAGAATTTTGGTAATAATTATGGAGTTAAAAAAATCGATGGGGAGAATTGTCCCCAAAATGATTACCGAGCATATTGTGAAAATGGATATCAGGCCGGAGTTAAATTAGAACCAGAATCAACAAAATGTGTCCCAGTAGGTAGCGACATGAACGTGGTTTGTCAGAATAAGAACTTACGGGAAAACACATCAAATTATATGAAATTTGGATATAAAGATATAAAATATGACGGATGTCCGGATGGTTATCAGAGGGGGGTATGTGATGGAAATTATTATGATGGGATACAATTGTTCGAAAATACAACGAGCTGTTTTCCGGAGACGAACAACCCAGACAGGATGTGTAAGAAAGAGTTCGGATTATTGTCGTATTCTGAAAAGATAATCGCAGATAATTGTAAAATAGGAAATATACGCGCAAAATGCTCGAATACGAATTCCCGAAAAAATTGAAAGAAATTAAACAGTTATTTTTAGGAACTAAAAAGAAGAAAATGTATAAAACAATTCAATCTATTTTTGATTCAATTACAAGCCAACCAGCTTCTGTTGTTGGATGTAAACTAACAGTTCAAACACCGGATGGAGAACAGATTTCAATAAATGTTGAAAATGTTCAGGAAAGACCGGTTCAATCTGAACCTGTTCAACCTTGGCAAGCTCAACCTGAATCTTCTTATTTTCCACAAAGTAGGCGTACCGGAGGAAAATCTCGTCATACAGTTCGAAGTGTCCAACCAAAATACGCAAAGCATTCAGAATTGATATTCGATGTTTTGAGCATGTTTTTTGAAACCTGTTCGATTCAAGGAATTGAACCATTTTTTCAAGTTCCACAATCTTCTGATGAACATATTCAAAGAGAACTATGTGGAATCGTTGGATACACAAAACCGCTGATACATTTGAGGATAATAATGATTTTGATTCTGAAATTATATGAAACCGTCTCAGGTTCTGAACACAATCCGAATCCGTATTTTTTTGTCTTGAAGCCTCTTTTTCAAGTCAATCGAAAGAATCTACGAAATGATTATTCCAGACAAATTGTTTTATTTGTTCAGAATATTGCGTCGAGAGAAATCTCACAAGAATCACTTGTGAATCTGATTTTTGAGTTTGGAAAATACGTTGGAAAAGACTTTTTCTTTAAAAAATTACATGAGTCTCGACATTACAGGGTTTCTGGAAGTAGTATGAGACATATTTTTAACAAGAAAATATCAAATTTCATTGTTGATTTCTTCAAAAAAAATCCAGAAATCAATCAACGAGCGATTTCAGAATTTGGAGAACCAATCAATATATGGTGATTATTGAGTGTTCGCGCTCAATCAATTATAAAATTAAAATTAATCGCAAATTACTTAACTTTCGGCGCCAAAATCAACTTTAAGCACCCAAGGCTCCCTACCTTATATTGAATAATAAGAGGAAAATCATTCTTGATGAACATCTCCACACTATTACTCAAATGCGTACATTTTGTAAAAAGAACGAGCTGTCTCAAATTATAATAGCCCTGAATAACCTCATGTGAATCATTCATTTTATCAAATTTGAGCCCACTGTGCTCACTACAAACCGTCTCCTGATCCGCGAAATCCCCGCTACACGCAAAAATCAACTTGTTCCCCACATTTTTAATCTCAATAATCTCCGCCAAATTGTTCATATCCTTACAAATTTTCTGGAAATCATCACTCGGCATACTGATAATATTATCAAACTTCTGGGGAGGAATATTAATGTCATCGTATTTAATATCCATCAGGTTCAACTTATAATTCGTTACACTATTCTTCTCACTGTTCTCAATCTTAATTCCGAGCTTATTCTCATCATTCTCAGCAATGTATAAAGTAAGACAGTCATTACTATTAGAAATCGTCTTAATTAGCTTGTGAAAATACATCATGCTAACTCCAACTAACATGCGCCTCTTACAATAATATGACTCAAATCGCGCCCCCTCTAACTTCAAATGGACCATGATATTCACAGTGCTATCCAGAGCCACAATCTTAATATATCCTTTTTCATCATCATTCGGAGACTCACTATTCCCCTTGTGAAATTCAATATTAATATCAGTTAGGATATCTTTTAAAGCCTCAACCAGCGTTTTAAAAACTCCGGTTTGAACAGTTTTACATTCCATAATATATTCGGACATCGTATATAACTATTCCTTCTAAATCTTTTAAATCATTTTTACGAAAAAAGTGATTTAAAAAAATCCAGACATTTATTAATGTATAATTATAATGACTTCTAAATTCCAATTCCCACTCCCAGAGTTTGTTGATAAAATCAATCAACATGAAGAAATGATGATGCGCATATTACTGCGCAAAAAGAATAATCCAGTAGATATACCGGAAGCCCAATCTTTGAATATTTCCGTTAAGACTGCATGTTGCTATATAAATGTTAAATACAATATGAAATTGATGTGTCGAAAGTTAGAGGAAAAAATTGGAACCCCAAATTTTCCCATAAAAACGATTAATTACACAAAAGTAGAAACCGATGTTATTGATGATAAGATAATGGTCAAAAATAGCAAACTAAACAATAATTTTTACAATTCGATTTGTATTTCAGTTAAAATCCGCGAGAATAAGTGTATTAACCTGATGATTTTTACGAACGGGCGCATAACATGCACTGGTTCAAAAAATGACGACGATGGACTCGACGCAGTTCGGCTATTAATTGCCGAAATGAAGAAATTCCCCGAAATTTTCGAAACAGAAGAAGATAAATCTACCGCGGATGTTCTCAATTACGATATTGTCATGATTAACAGCAACTTTTTCGTCGGTTTCTTTATCGATAACCATAAGTTGTATGACATCCTTATTCGAGACCGCGCAATATACCAGCTTTTCAGTAGTTATGACCCCCGCGTTTACCAAGGCGTTAAAATATATTTCATGTGGAATACGAACCAGCTGGTGAAAAACGGGGTTTGCGTTTGTTCCAAAAAGTGTAAATTTTCCGCGAAGAAAAAGAGGGGCGAAGAAGATGGAGACTGTCGCCGTATTTCAATCGCAGTTTTCGGAACAGGTAAAATCCTGATTGCGGGGGCAAAAAATGACGCCCAGTTAAATGACACGTATTCTTATATTGTAAAAATATTACAAGATAATTATATTAATATTGTTCAATATTCCGTAGAGGAAAAACAGAAATTATTGAATGAAAAAATTACGAAGAATGATTCCTAATTACTTACGAATTCATCCTTATTTTCAATATGCGATTTGAATTGAGAGGTTCCCGGATGTAAATTCTCGATTTTATCATTTAATACCAATGAATTATTTAATTCACAATTGCGGTTCAATATTTTAATTATGACATTATTTATTTTTGGGCTATAACTGATTCCATTAATATTAAACATATCTTCTGGTTTCTTTGTTAGACATTCTCCAATACAAGCGCAAGACAATTCGAACCACGCCTTCTCCGCCACGGACTTTCCAATCTTATATGACCAATAGCCTCCTTTAATATTGCTCTCATCTTCCCATTGAGGGAAAATATCCTTTCTCATTAAAAAGAACATTCCTTTCCCAAATGTATCGAAGTCCTGATATACTCCAAGAAATTCCTCAACTGAATTAATTTCAGCTATTTTTGTGTATGTATCTTTTGTCCAATTCGTGTCATCCAACGAATGAAACCATAATACCCATGATGTATGTAATTTGTGTTCCATTATTATTCTATATATAAAAATGTCTTTAAGTCATTTTTTTACAAACTAGTCAATTCGTCAGTTGAACTAATTTCGAGGATTCGGCTAATGGCCGCGCGAATATTTCCTTCATGTTTTTCAGATGATTCAACACCAGACAAAGTATTTTTACTTAATTCTTTCTTATCAAGTTTTTTATTAACAATTTTAAAATAGTCAGTATTTTCAATGTCTTCGAGGACACGCTTTTGCTCTTTTGTTTTTGGGGGACAATATGGTTCAGATGGAGAATATGGCTCGAATGGGGCAAATGGTTCAAATGGTTCAGCTGGTTCAGCGGGATGGTCTCCACATCCGGGTTGGCATATATTTGTGTCATAATAGCTACCACTAATGAAATTACTATTCATTCCATTGATTGGGATGCAATTACTTGAATTCCAGTTGAGAACCGTTTTCTCTAATTCACAATAATTTAATAAACCATTAACATTACATTTCAAATAATAACATCCTTCTTTAAAGTAGAGATGAAGATTTTTAATATTGGAAATTGGTGTGTTAGGGGGAATATTGTTGAAGAACGGTTGAAGAAGTTTGAAAACAGACCCATCAAAAACTGTATTTATTTCTTCTTCAATTAGTTTGAGAGTATCGCAAGTCTCTGATGTTTTGGAGGCGCGTTCATAATAGCAAAAACAGAATCGCAATCTTTTATTAACATATGAAATAAAAACAGTTCCAATATTACCAGTGCAGTGAAATTTCTCGATATATGTGAGCAAGAATTCTCGCATAATATCTAGTTCATCGCAAGTAATTTTTACACATTCGGTTGTTATATAATCATAAGTTAGAAAACTAAATAGAATAAGCCTCCGATTTTTATAAAAGTCAGTATTAAAAATACATAAATCTTTACTAAAATTTTGAGAGTTTAATTGTAAATCAAAAACTGTCCTAGTCAGCGCATTTACTACTCCACATATTTCACTTGATGACATAATATAATTTATATTTTAATTATTCAAAATATTTTTTAAATTATCATATATTGCGTTATCAATAATGGGACCACTTGATATATCATTATTAGGTTCATATGGCTCACTTGGACAATACATACAGATACCACAATTTTCAAAGTCTGCGTATAACTATAAATCACGTAGTGATTTATAGTTCTAGAGTTTATATATGACAAAGTCATATATAAACTGTATAATAATGTATATTCCAAATAGTTTGGAGTTGATTCTAAATTTACATTTTTTTGGTGTCGTAATTCGCGTGTAATTGTATCTAATTCTTCTTTTATTTTATAATTTTTATCATTTTTAATTATTTTAAGTTCCCCATTTACTATTTCTAATTCTCTATTTATTGATTTAAGTTCTTCTTTTATTATTGAATCGTCGTAATTTTTTGACAAATAATCATTAACTTTTTTTCTAAATTACAATATAAAACACATAAACTATTTAATCTATTTGTAATACAGTTTATATATGATAAAGTCATATATAAACTCTAGAACTATAAATCACTATATGATTTATAGTTATACACGACTCCATTATATATTTTTATAATATAAAAATATAATTCAATAATTCAATAATTACTCAGTTCTTGAAACTTCTGATGTTTCAGTTGCTTCAAGAAGAGCTCTCAATTTCGCCTCAATTGCATCATTACTGCTGCTTTCAGTAGTTGAATCGGTTGTTGTAGTAGTCATACTATCTTCAATATGACGAACAATAATTTCAGGTGCTTGTTCAACTGGTTTATTAGTCTTTACCTGTTCAACTGGTTTATTTGTCTTTACTTTTTCAACTTTAATTTCTCTATCCGATTCAAAAATATCACGGAGTGGTTCAAATGGCTCAAAGGGCTCAAATGGAAAAGCACGTTCCGCACAAGTTTCATATAAATCAGTAAGGAGTGTTCGTTCTCTAACTGACTCTTGAACAGTTGGAGTTTCATTAACAGTTGGAGTTGGTAAAACAACGCTAATTTCGGTATTTACTCTTGAAGTTTCATTAACAGTTTGAGTTGGTAAAATAACACTAACTTCTGTCTTTACACGAGAAGTCTCATTAACTGGAAGATAAACAACGGGCTCTTCTTTCTCAACAACTGGTTCTACTACACGATTCACAGTTTGATTAAAATAATCATAGAAACATGCCGCAATAGAAGGAGATAGATTCTTAATTCCAAAATTCTTTCTAAGAAAAACATTTAATGCTTCAAAAGCCTCACAACTAACAGTGTGATTGTCATTTGCGGATGCACATGATTGAAGAGCAGATACAACATTACTATATGAAAGAGTTGGAAGAATACTAGGGTCCGCATTAACAACAATGATTGGAAGAGTATCAGTCATTTCAAAAAAACCGGTTGAAGTTCTTTGACCAAAATTAATGAGGGTTTCCGTAGTAAAAACGACACAGTTTTCGCTTCCAGTAGGGTCCAACACGATTAATCCGGAATATGTGGTAGTTGTAAGAGCGGATGAAGATGATGATTCAATTGTAAGAGGAATGCCGATTCCATTTGGAGTAGAAGGAACCAAATAAACCAAAAGGGGAGATTGAAGGAAAATCGCTTGGTCCATTTTAAGAATTGCGGCCATGAGTTCAATATAACTCCAATTCTCTTTAAGAAGACAAACATCACTTTGAAGGCGATTAACAATATTTGCGCAACTGCTCATTTATATGATTATATAGATTTTATTTTTTCTAAATAGATTAAAAGATTTTATATATAATAAAATAATGGTCGCTATACTAAATAGACTCTTTTCATTTTTATTTAATATGTTTTTTGAATTAAAATATTTTCAAAATAAAAATATATCGAAAGATGTTTCGATACAAAATATTTATTTCATTTATGATGATAAAATCGTAGAACACTCCGATTCAGTTAATCATCTAAATGATAAAATAAAATATTCATCTTCTATATCACTTTCTTATTTAAAAAAACAAATAGTTAAAGATTGTATAATTGAGATTATATATCGCAAAAATAATATCAATTATATTGTTAATTTTCCGAGTGATACAATTGACTATTTTCCACTTTATACAAAAGATGATAATTTAAGAAGAAATCCAAACCAAATCGTTGAAATTGATTCTAGTCTAGAAGAACGAGCAGAACTATTATCACTATTAATAAAATACGGTGGTCCCCTAAATGACTTCTATATTTCTAAAAATAATGGTATTCCTTTAAATCGCATTTATAGTCATAAGTTGAATAAATTTCCATTCAGAGAAACCATTTATAAAATGGAGGATTCTTTTTTGAATGAGTATGAAATTGATTCCGGAGAAATATTAAAAATAAAAAATAATTTAGACGAAACAAAATTAGATAAGAATTCAAAAAATGAGAAATATATATTACAACGTTTTAATGATTTTAGATTGGATGGAAAAATGATATTTTATGGAATTATACGCTGGATATTTGGAAATAAAAAAGAGGAATAGATATATTTTTTATCTAATATATTATAATGAATAGTATATTCCCAGATTATTATAGAGGCCCCGCAGGTAAAACTCCGACGAATCCTTTTGACCGTATTGATAAACTTGATAAACAACAAGCGTCTTATTTAGGAAACAACACTTATTTATTAAGTGTAAATACTCCGGCATCTGTTTCATATGAAATGGGAAATGGTGTTTATGGAAATTATGATGGATTGAGATTGAAGGCAAATCCCTACAATGGTTGGAAAGCACAACCCGCAAATAATCAACTTATTGATAGTGATTATCTATTTGTTCCTCAGGGAACTCCTTTACCTCTCGCAAATGAGATGATTTATTCACAGATTCCGAAGGATAGTATGTTTGCTTTTGCGAAGAACCGCGCAAGTCCCAACTGTCGGTCTGATTATTCTACATCAACAGGTCAGGTTTGTACAACTCTTAAACAGCAATCGAATATTGGTGAAAAGAGAGGTAATAACAAGAATTTTCCGGATGATTCATTTTAGAGGTAGAGCATTTTAGACAAGAAGTCATCCGTATTTTGCTTTTTGAGATATTCTTTTATAATATCTGAATTAATTTGGAATGGGAACTGAACGTTCTCTGTAAAACGGCGCATATTTAGTTTAAGAAGGATTGTTTCAATACATCGTCTTAATTCACGGACGCCTTGTTCATCTGTGTATGTTTCAATTATTTCTTTAATTGATTCATCGCTAAATATAACATTATTATCATCGAACCCAATATTTCGATTGAGTTCCTTTATTATGTAATTTTTTGAAATATTTATTTTTTCAGTTGTTGAAAATCCGGACAGGTTTATTTTAACGAGGCGGTCTTTCAATATAGGATTCAATAGACTTTCATCATTATAAGAAAAAATAAATAGGCATCTTGATAGGTCTAAATCTATTCCCGAAAAATATTTGTCCTGAAAAGATGAATTTTGAGTTTGGTCGGTAAGATGAGTAAGAACACCAATTATTTCTTCTCCGTGTTTTGTCCCACTTACTTTATCGAGTTCATCGAAGAATATAATCGGGTTCATTATCTTGGAATCCATGATTATACTTACAATTCGACCCCAGTTCGCGCCTTCATAAGTATAGTTGTGTCCTTCAAGAAAAGTGGCGTCCGTTGCTCCTCCGAGGGCTATCATATGAAAAGGACGTCCAAGAGCCTTCGAAATTCCATTCTTGATTAGAGAAGTTTTACCAATTCCGGGAGGACCTTGAAGGGCAATTATATTTCCGGATGATTGTGGGTTTGATATCCACTGACAAACAACCTGCATAATTTTGTCTTTTGCTTCGACGTGTCCGAATATACTTGTATCCATTTTAGAGCGAACATCAGAAATAAAATGATTAATTTTATCAGATTTGTCATTTATTGAAATAGGTAGATTTACATAATTACCAAAAGGAATTTTGAGGATACCTTCCATCCAGCGATTGAGCTTGAAATATTCTGGGTCCGAAGTTTCCATTAATTCGAACTGGGTAAAACGTTGCATGATGTTTCTTTTTGTTGCTAATGGAATATTGAATTTAAGAATACGGAACCTCTCCGGAATATCGGAGAATTCATATTCATTTAATTCCTGCTCTAATTTTTTTAGATTTTGTCTTTCATCTTTGGATAGCTTTTTCCAATAATTAAACTCATTCTCCGTCATTATTTCATATTCTTTTGTTGAAATATCAAGAGTTTTAAGTGTCTTCGCAGAAACTTTCTTTTTGCTAATTATAAAACTATTTTGGATGGGTTCAACCTCAGAAGTATCTTTTTTTGATATTTTAGAAAGTGATTTTAATTCCTTAGAATCCGCACTTTTTTTCTTCTTAGGTATTTCATTATCTTCATTCATAATGTTTAATTCATAGGAAGTATTTTCTTTTTTCGGTTTTTTTATTTCGCCTAAATTTGAAAAAATTTCGGAGAAAAATCTTTTCTTTGGCGAATTATTATTTTCGGAATCAATCATTTATCTATAATATTTTATTTTTATTTAGGAATAAACTAAATCAAACTAAAATTACAACGCCGACGACCCCAAAGAACCCAAAAAATTGATTTAAAAAAAACCAATTTAAAAGAAATATAATATTATATTATAAATCTCTTTATTAAATATGTCTAAACTACTTCAAGAACTATCAGACGTTAGCAACATTGCGAATATTACGGAGGTCAAATTCGGATTATTAAATCCGGAGGCTCTGAAAAAGGCTTCAGTATGTCATGTAACCATTCCGGAGACATACGATGGAAATGAACCAAAGGAGAATGGCCTCTTTGACCCGAGGATGGGAGTCTTAGAGAGGGGGCGTATTTGTCCCACTGACGACTACGACCATACAATATGCCCTGGATACTTCGGACATATCGAACTCCCACTTCCCGTATATTGGATTCAACATATGGATACTATTATCAAATTGCTTCGATGCGTGTGTATTCGATGCGCGAACCTGCTCATCGACAAATCGAACCCGATTATAATGAAAGAATTGAAGAAAAAGAATGGGGCGAATGCTTTTAAGTATGTCGCCGATTTATGCACTAAGCAATCGAGTAAGAAGTGTATTTACAATGGTGGTTGTAATGCTGTCCAACCGACCATATACCGAAAAGTTATGGGAGACAAATACAAGAATGACAACATTATTCAGATTGATGCCGAATATTCTTCCGATGCTTTCAAGGATGCGAATGAGAAGAAGTTGAAGTTCATGCTCCCCGTTGAACACGTCCTCAATATTTTCAAGAAGATTACGAATGAGGATGCCGAGTTGCTCGGGTTTGACATTTTGGATTCCCGCCCCGAGTGGATGATATGCACGGTCGTCCCCGTTGCTCCCCCCGCAGTTCGCCCTTCCGTTCGTCAAGATAATAATCAGAGGGCCGAAGATGATTTAACCTCAAAAATCGCAGAAATTGTGAAAAATGTGAATCTTCTTAAAAAGGAATTGGAAAAGGCTTTGAAGAAGGACAGTGATGTTGAGAAGGAGAGTTCCGCGAGACAGATTAATTTGGTCCATAATATGATTCAGTATCACGTCGCGACGATGGTTGATAATGAGATTAAAAATATTCCAGTAAGTAGCCGTCGTAGCGGACAGCCTCTCAAAATGATTCGTCAGAGATTGAAAGGAAAGGAGGGTCGTATTAGGTCCAATATTATGGGAAAACGAGTGGATTTTTCTGGAAGGACTGTCGTCGGTGTGGATCCGAGCATCAGTATTGATGAATACGGTGTTCCGATGAAAATCGCGATGAATCTTACGGTTCCGGAGATTGTAACGAAATATAATAAAGAGAAGTTGTATCGTTTGGTTAGGACTGGACCGCTTGTTCATCCGGGTGCGAAGCAGATAACCAAAATGAATTACGATGAGAATGGAATTGCTCATCCGGAGCATATTTATTTGAAGTATATTGACCGAAACAGTGTTATATTGGAGGATGGAGATGTTATTGATAGACATTTGATGGATGGAGACTGGGGCCAGTTCAACAGACAGCCGTCCCTTCACAGAATGAGTATGATGGCCCACAAAGTCAAGGTAATGCCCGGAAAGACATTCCGTTTGAATGTGTATTGCACGGCCCCGTATAATGCGGATTTTGATGGTGATGAGATGAACACACATATCCCCCAAAATATTCAGACTGCATATGAGTTGGAGAAGTTGACAGCGGTCCCCACGCAAATCATCAGTCCCGCAAAGTCAGAGCCGATTATTCAAGTGAATTTTGATACGATGGTAGCCGCGTATTTAATTACGCATCCCCACATCAAAATCACACGAAAGAACGCCTTTAATTTGACGATGACGAATCCACAATTTACTGGGAAGATGCCTTCTCCTGATAAGGATGGAAACTGGCGCGGTCAAGATATTTTCACTATGTTTTTGCCGGACATTTCATTCACGAAGGAGAACAAGAGTTATGATATGGACCCAGTTGACCACAATAAGGTTATAATTGAGAACGGCGTTTTCAAGCAGGGAATCCTCGATAAAACTATTATTGGGAAGACTCTTATTCATATGATTTTTGATTCATTCGGTCCGGATGCGGTTCGAAACTTCTTGGATAACAATCAGAGGATGTTAAATAGGTGGCTATCTGAGCATTGCTTTACTCTGGGAATGGGAGATTGTATTCCATCTTCGGATGATAATAAGAAAATCAAGGAAATTATTGAGACTCGTATTCAGAATGTTAATACAATTATAAAGGAGGCGAATGTTGGTATTTATAATCCAGATTTGGATGAAAAATTCATTCATATCAGTTTGGAAGAAGATATAAAGGAGCAATTGGATGGGTCAAAATATGATTTTGAGAAATATTTGAAGAAGACGATTGACCGAAAGAATGGAATGTATATTACGAACAGCTCCGGAGCGAAGGGTGATGTGCTGAGTGCTATTTGTCAGACGCGTGGATTCTTGGGACAGACATCTATTATTAATAAACGAGTTGCGTTCGGTTATGATAAGCGGACATTACCCCATTTTTCGAAGGATGATTATGGTGCGATTAGTAGAGGGTTCATTGTGAATAATTTCTTTAATGGTTTGGACCCACACGAGTTGTTTTTTCATCAGATGGGTGGGCGCGTTGGTGTAATTGATACGGCGATTAAATCCGTTAGTTATGACACAACAATTGTAATTTTGGAAAAAGGAGAAATGAAATATATTCAGATCGGTGAATGGATTGATAAACATTTGGATGAAAATAAGAATGAAATTGAGCATTTACCTGAGAAGGAACAAGAGTTGTTGAAATTGAAGGATGGTGCTTATATTTCGACGACTGACGATGATGGTAATGTTAGTTGGGGAGAGGTAACCGCGATTACTCGTCATGACCCCGGAAAAGAAATGTATAAAATTTATACTGAGAGTGGACGCGATGTTAAAGTCGTTGAGAGCAAGTCATTGATTGTTTGGAATGAAGATCTTAAAAAATTCATTGAAAAGCCGACCCCAGAAATTAAAGTCGGAGATTATTTACCTGTTACGATGAAATTGGAGTGTCCTCCAATGGTTGATTCTAAAAATATTTTGAGCTCATCTAATGAAAAGATATCAGAATATTTGCGGTCTTTTAATGAAGCTGGGACTGATATTTTCAAGATTCCCAATTATGAAAAGACTCTCCCATATCTTTTTTCAAGGATTGGTGTTTTTACTGAAATCGACGGAGATGAATTGACTGTGTATTGGAATCAGATTCATGGATATCGTATTGTTAATGATGTTATTCTGGATTCAATTGTTAGGATTGAGAAATTATCAGTGTTAGATTATCCAAAGGTGTATGACATTACAGTTCCGAAAACATTGAATTTTGGTCTTTCAAATGGATTACAAGTACGCGATACTGCTGAGTCAGGCTATATGCAACGCCGTTTAATCAAGGCCCTCGAAGATTTGAGTGTTAAATACGGTGGAACAGTTCGGAATGGTGTAAATAATATTGTCCAGTTCGCATATGGTGATGATGGTATTGACCCGTGTAAGTTGAACAAGCAGGAATTGAAGTTGATTGAATACAGCAATGAGGAGATGGCGAAGAAGTATCTTATTACGGAGGAATCTATGACCCTATTAAAGAACATTATGACCGCGGATTCCTACAAAGAGATGACCGGTCAGAAAGATTACATCAATCATTTGAAGGCCGATTATGATTTGATAATGGAAATTCGGGATACTGCGCGAAAGTCCTACTTTAAGAATATGAGTGTTATGAACGCAGTGGTATTTTCGCCAGTATTTTTCCCAAGGACAATCAAGAACGCGCGTGATATGTTCAAGAATCAGTTGAGCAAGAAGTCGGACCTGACGCCGACCTATATTCGCGCCCAATTGAACGAATTAGAAGCCGAACTTTCACGTTATCTTCCCAAGTTTTCTCTCAATATTTTCCGTGCTTTGATGTATAGCAACCTTTCAACAAAAGTATCAATGATTGAGAATAAGTTCAATAAGGTCGTATTTAAATTTGTTATCGACACAATTCGTGAAAAGTATATTACTTCATTTGTTCAACCCGGCGAGATGGTCGGAATCATCGGTGCGCAATCGATGGGAGAACCTCTCACTCAGATGTCCGTCCCAGCGGAGACGCGCATTGTGGTTGAATTGAACGGTCGAATGATGAACACTACCATCGGCGAGTTGGTTGATAAAACGATTAAGGGTAAAAATGGAGAGATTTTCATTGATAATTCGGGCCATCATACAATTATGGAGATTCGCGACAAAATGCGTATTTTGTCAGTATCTCCAAATGAGAAGATTGCTTGGCGCGAAATCTCAAAGGTGAGTCGTCATCCAGTTAACGGTCAGATGATGGTAGTTAAAACGCGGACCGGTCGTTCCACGAAGGCAACTCTTTCGCATTCATTCTTGAAGAGGACCATTAATGGTATTGTTCCGATTGAGGGGTCCAAGTTGGCCGTTGGAGACAGGATTCCAGTTTGTATGAATTTACCGGCGGTTGATAGTGCGATTGAGGCGCTTTCAATTTCTGGAATGAAGATTGGATTTGATAAGTTATTCGGTATCTTTTGTGCGATTTCATCATACAATTTCCGACCGATTAAAAATGGATATGTTGTTAATCTATACGGGAATGAGGTTGATAGACATATGATTTATTTTCTTGAAAAGAATGGAATCGCATATGAGAAACGCGAAGGTATTATGATTGTTAAGTCCGTGGAAATGGCGGTATTCATTAATGAAACGTTTATCAAGAATTTTTCGTGTATCTACCAGATGCCATTAGAATTTATTCGAGGATATTTGGAGGGTATCATACACTTTTATGGTGTGGTCCAGATGTCGCGGAAGCAGGTCATTATTATGATGGAATGTGCGCGTTTGGTTGATATACAGAATTTACTGAATTATTTCGGAGTGTTCTGTCATTTTGGAGAGGGAGAGATTGTGATTGTTCGAAAGTATATCCCCAAGTTTGCGAAGGAATTCGAGATTTTGGGATATGAAAAACAGGCGCAAATTAAGTTCATATTGGATACTCAACGGGATACACGAGAGTGTATTGATTATGTGGATAAGATTCCCGCGGTTGGTAATTTAATTGCGGATATTGGTAAGAGCCTGAATCTTTCTGGAAATAGTCGGGTTTATGGGAGATGGAAGGAATCAGAGAGCATTGGACGGAATACATTGAAGAAATATTTGAATGATTTTCATGGGGCTATGGGTCGAGTGGATGATTATGAATTGAAGTTGAAGGTTGAACTCGTTGAACAGGCTGTTAATTCTGATGTTATTTGGGACGAAATTGTGTCAATTAATTACTATGATGGTGATGAATTAGAGTATGTGTATGATTTCACGGTTCCGAATGCGGAGAGTTTCATGGTTGATAATGGAATAATGGTTCATAATACGTTGAATAGTGTTTCATGGGATACTGAAATTATGTTGAAAGTTGATGATGAATTAGTCAAGACTAAAATTGGCGCTTGGATTGATGGAAGAATTGAAAGCGCGGAAGAACAGAATATCGAAAAACATCCGCATGATACCACATTAGAATATATTCGTGATAAAAAGGTATATGTTCCTGCTTGTACGGAGGATGGTCAAATTATTTGGGATGAAGTTGAGGCAACAACGAGACATCCAGTTGTTAATAAGGATGGAACAAATACAGTTCTGAAAATTACGACTGAAAGTGGTAGGGTTGTAGTCGCAACAAAGGCGAAGAGTTTCTTAAAGAGGGTCAATAATAAGATTATTGGGGTCGATGGAGATATTCTTAAAGTGGGTGATTATCTTCCTGTGTCTAATTCGATTGTTTTTGAAGATTATGACGATAAGTGGTTGGGTAGAAAGTTAGATTATATAATTCCTTGTGTGGAAACAGTTGAATTCGGGACCATAAATATTCATCGTAAAAAAGTTGAAGAGTATATATTGAAATCAAAGAATGACGCCGATAAAAAGGTATTCGAATCATTATTAAATGAACAAATCGTCTATGATAAAATTGTGAGAATCGATGAGATTGTGTCGGAATATTCATATATGTATGATTTGACCGTTAAAAATACGAGGAACTTCAATATCTATAATGGACTTTGTATGCGGGATACTTTCCACAATGCGGGTGTAGGAGCGAAAGCTTTGGTAACATCGACTGGTGTTCCTCGCATCAAGGAAATCATCAATGTTTCGAAAACTATCAAGAGTCCGTCAATGGAAATATATTTGAAGGATGAATACGCCGAAGATATAACAGGCGCGAAGTATGTATGTAATTACATTGGTTTCACGAAATTACAAGATATTGTCGAAAGAACAATGATTATTTATGAAAACCGGAGCGATGAGACGAGTATTGAAGAGGATGTCGAGTATATTCGAACATATCAGGAGTTCGCCGATGCTATTGGTATCCCCGTATGTCCAACGGACCAGACCAGCAATTGGATATTGCGCGTCGTTTTCAATAAGGAGAAGATGATGAATAAGAATATTTATCTGTCCGACATCCAAGATGTTATTCAGAGAAATAGCGTGGAGGATGACATCGTGTGTATCTTTTCTGATGATAATGCGAAAGAGCTGATGATGCGCATTCGTATTCGCGAGGATAGCCACGATGGAGACTATTTGGAATTCTTACAAGAGTTAGAGAAAATATTGATGGGGATTACAATTCGAGGAATTCCAAATATTGAGCAAGTTCAGCCGATAATGAGGAAGAAGATTGTATATCGCGACGATGGAAGTTATAACCAGACGACTGAATGGTATTTACAGACAATTGGAGTGAATTTGTTGGATGTTTTGATGAATGATAAGATTGATTCGACGAGAACATTAAGCAACGATATTCATGAAATCAATGAGATTTTTGGAATTGAGGCGACAAGAGCAATCATTATTCGGGAGTTGATGAAGATGCAGGACTATGAAGTTAATTACCGCCATCTGAGCCTGTTAGGTGATATTATGACGCATCGCGGGATTATTATGCCCATCGAAAGACACGGTATTAATCGGTCCGGTGAAAGAGGAGCAATTGCGAAGGCGACATTTGAGGAGAGCACTGAAATTTTAGTGAAAGCATCTACATTCGCAGAGAAGGATAAGATGGGCGGAGTAAGTGCGAACGTTATGTTTGGACAACTCCCGCGTGTCGGGACCAACTCATTCGATATCTTATTTGATGAAGTGAAATTCTTCAATGAGTTGAAGAAGATGAAGACGGAAGGTAAGAAATATGAGGAGAAAGTTGATATAGTTGATAAGATAGAAGATAAGTTGTTGAAGGAGTATGATGAAAATTTGGGTGAGTCCGTGGATGATATGTTCAATTTCTCAGTGGATGCGACCAAATTAACGGAGAAGCCAATGAAGCCTCATATAATTCCAGAGATTGGATTATCGGATTCAAAGAAGAAGAAGATTCCAATGAAGAAAAAAGAGTGATTTGATTTATAAAATTTGGATTGTGTATGTAAGAAAATTAAAAGATATAAATCATGTAGTGATTTATACTAAATCATATTCATAAAATTTCATAAGTGTTTTATCAATATTTTCATTTATAATTTTAATTATATCATTTGATAAATAGTGAGTAATAATTGAATTTATGTATTTATTTTTATTGAATGTTATTTTTTTAGTTCTTCCTATATTCGAATCATTATTCGCAGATAATACATTATTTTCTAGAATGTATTCCGAGTTTTTTTTAATCAAATTGAATTTATTCTTTATTTTATCAAGTGTTTCATGTGGTTCTTGAAGTAATGTTTCATATTTAACTACGCATGCTTTACCGCGTTCGATGTAATCTTTATAATTTGAATAGGTTTCATTCCAAAGTAAAATGTATTGAATTAAAAATTTCGATGTTATTTCTTTTTGTTTATATACTGAAACAGAATGTATCCACATATACGGATTTTTTACCATTATTAAAAAAATTACCTTATTCGTTGCGAATAAGTCAATTGTTTTATCAATATCAATATTAGTTTTAGTATTTATATCAACATAATTAAGTAAATCAATATTATTTGGAAATTCAATTATTTTACCATGTTTCCAGCCTCCAACATTCATAAAAATATTAGTTTCAGAAAAATTATTTTTTATAAGAGATGACATATAATTTGTTCCAGTTCTCATTTGACCGTAAATTTTGAAATACATAATTGGAATTATCTTATATATATAGAATATATATAAATTAAAAAAATATTACTTTATTTCTTGTATTTTGCCTTTTCAGAATCAGACATTGCTCTCCATAATGCGCCAATCTTCTTAGCGATATCAATAATACTTGCTGTCGGATTGTTCTTCTTTACAGATTCACGGACTTCCATCGCGAAAACCATGTATGCGTTTAGGGGCCTCTTTGGTTTATCTTTCTTATCTTTCTTCTCTTTTTTTGCTTTCTTAATAGGTTTTTCATTCTTTGAATTAGTTCCACTCTTAGATTCCTCGAATGCTTTGTTCAATTCCTTTAATTTGGATGCGTCATTAGATTTTGATGTGTTTTTGGTCTTGTTGTTTCGAGAACGAAGACCAACTTTACCTTTTTTATCATTCGCCATTTATATATAATTGAGAAATAAAAATTGATTTATTTAAAAGAATTATTTTAACTAAATAACTAAACTAATCAAAAATGGAAGAGTATGAAGAGTATGAAGAGTATAATCAAACAGAACTTGATTTTTTGTTTAATCATATCATAGTAGTAGAACCGGAATTAAAATTAAATATTGATTTTTGTTCAGTTGTTGAAGAAACGCAACGAGTAGAATCAGATCAGGCTAAAACAGATTGTTCGGTAGAACTGGTTAAACAAAGAAAATTCCCCAAAAGATTCTTTTATGAAGACGATTATGAATTTTATTATTCAAACAAAAAGAACCGAATTATGATTAAAAACTACAAAGTTAGAAAATATCATAATCTGAGATTAACTGCATTTATTCTTAGGTATCATGATGGGCTTAAACAAGATGACACACTTGAACTCAGAACCTGTAAAATGATTATTGAATACTTTGAATACCAGCTCAAACACGGTAATTTCTTGTGTGATTTTTTCATAAATGAAGATGATGGACGGCTTTGGGTTGTAATAAAAACTGCTTGGACATCATACTTCTATGATATTACAACACATTTTCTTGTTCCGTGTTGTAATGAAGGAAAATACGAGTGGTATTCTTTATTGAATTGCGAATATATTGATTGTTCAATTGATTATGAAATTGCATCTAATAAAGCCCAATACAATTTATTAATAGCATGGCTACATGGATGCTTAAAACACATGTTTCTCATTTCTCGTGATACCACAAATTGAAAGCCCATTTCTCTCCCGATTGAATCGGAATAGATCGATGACTTGATTTATAATTTATATCTCCATCTTTATGATAATTATCGAAATATACCATCCGACCCATTTTGGGAGAAACCCTAACATTCAAATTCGGAAATTCAGTCTCGCCACCCCCATCGACATCATTCAAATAACATAGACACGTAAATCTTCGATGACGTATTCCCTCATTCTTATTCCTGCTTGGACTCGGGTCCATATGTGTTTTATACTCCTCTCCTGCTTCATAGTGTATTACTTGGAAAAACGTATCAAAGTTTCTTCCCGGCTTCTTCAAAAGCAACGCAATCTTCTTATAAATTTGGAAAATTTCTTCATCTTCTAAATAATTTAAAAAATGAGAGCTTCCCGTTCTTATAGAAGACACTTTCGCTTCTGGACCCGACCCTACAATCGCCCGTTTCATATGTTCCCGACTTTTTTTGATAATTAAATCGCATTCATCCTTTGTTAATACGTTATCGACATAGAAAATGAGCGGTTTTTTATTTATAATGGTCACCATAAAGTAATGCGCTATTATTTTTCTTCTGTTTTATACTCACAACAAATTCAAATAATTCCATCATAACCCGACAATCAATCTCATTATAATCTACGATATCAGATAAACAATTACACTGTTGAAGAACATAGTCCCCCTTTATAAAATTTGGTAGTAGGAGAATATTCGCTTCCAATCCATTCATAATGTTATCATTCCAATTTGTCTTAATAAAGCCCAATTTATACATAGACTTCGCAACATCCTTCAATGAATAGGTCTTCATTCCATCGCAAACAAAATGAATATTTGTTTTAAATAATTTAAGTAAATCAATCCATTCGATTGTTGTATCTAATTCAAAATGATATTGCTTCGATAAAGAGGCTAACATTGATTGTTCAGCCGTCGACCAATTCATTACACAATATGGCTCTCCAAAGCTATCCATGAAATTAATCCAATCTCGAATGTTTTGGACCTCATACGAAGAGATTGGATTCGCATGGTCAATCGCAATTGGAATAAAAGCCTTGTATAACCAAGACCCATCCTTTTCATAAAGGACCCCAATCAAATACAGATGGTTCGTATCCGCATTTGAAAAATCCCTCTTAAAATGAAAGCTGTTTATATATTCAAAATCGACATAAAAAACTCGTTTTTCAGGGACTACCAGTTTCGATACATCACATAGAACTTTCTTTGTCCCGCGTAAGTCAACGACGCTCTTTAAAAATGGCTTACCCGACTCTCGAAGGGCATCTTCGATAGATATATTTCTCATAAAATAATCATTCCTCTTTTCCAGTGTTATATCATTATACGAAGTTAATTCATCGTTTTTACTAATAATCGACTGAATTATGCGTTTGTAGCCATATGTAGAACAGTGCTTCGCATTTGGTAGAAGCTCGTGGCGCGTCGGATTGAACAAGTCCCATGACCTCCCATTCTCTCTTAAATCATGTATCCACTTATAGGCCTCATTCATCTTATAAAATAAATGTTGTTTATTTAAATCAATCGTGTAAATTATATTCGTATTTGATAAAATAAATGCACGGGATTGCGTAAATTGGGAGTCAAATGTAAGGGACGAATCCAGAACCTTCTGCTTTCCATATAAGATAGCGTTGTTCTTCTTTTGGTCGCGATTATTATTATAAACAATGAGCAATTGATAATATCCCTCAAATGATTCATGATTCAAATCTACATCCAAGAAATCACGAATAATGCTACTGTGAATCAACACATCAAAATTGGTAAAAAGGCGTAAATTATCACAGCGCAAACGCCCATTAAAAATTACTTGGACCTTTTCGTTAATCATCTGTTTTGTCAAATCGACGGACTCGTGATTCTTATAATCAGTCAAATCATCAAAGTAATAATTCATATCAATACATTTCTTCTTTAAAGAGAGAATTCGATAATTGTAATTGTGATTCGATTGAATACGTATATTCTCATTAAAAGCATCTGGCTCTTTTTCGTAATTATACATCGCCAAATAATCAAAAATCGGTATATCTAACATGTAATTCACGAACGACGAAGAATCGATATAATCATTTTTGCTATAATGATTATCATCAAATTTTACTCTTTTATTTTGTTGGTTTGTTTGAATGGAACGTTTCATTTTTTATAATATAGCGTTTTCATTTTAAACTATTTTTTGATAATTTGGTTCTGAGTTTAATTTTCTTTTTTATAATAGAGTTATTCACTTTTATATTATTCTCATTTACCATTATATTCGCAATTCCATAGTTCTTTTTAATAATATTGGGCATGTCCCTCATTTTAAAAATGTAATTCTTATTCTTCCCAACAATATTGTAGCAATATTTATTCTGGATGGGATTCTCCATTAATAGGATTGTGTCGCGCTTCAATGAATTGATGAAACCATAATATCCATTTGGGTTTGATTTTTTTAACCGCTTTTCCAAGATGATTATATTAATAGCTAACGCATTACTTAATAAAAATATATCTACTGCGTTTGCTGGATAATCATCGGTAAATATAAACTCTTTCAACTGTGTAATTGTATTAATATTTTTATACGCATTATAATTGAAATGCTTATATATCTCAATAATGCGATTGATACCATCGTGAATATCAGTTCCAATATTTGAGAACATTGGCTCCTTATTTATGTCAGAGTTAGTTATGTTCTCTATTTTATCAATCTGTGTATTTTTGAGTTGAATTACGGACCTAATTTCTGGGCTAATAATTGCTAAAATGTAAAGGAGTGATGAATAGAGGCTGTTCGTATTGCTACAATCGTCGTAATAATTAAATCGGGGCATGTGTCCCTTCCAATAAGATGGCAGGGGCATTAATTTCATATCATCCAATCGAATATCCTTATTAACAACCATATATTTATTTTTGTTTATTCCATTATAAGTGTGGCTTATCTTACTATATTGATGGTTCGTCCTAAAAGTGAATTCCTTCTTCGGTTCATAGAGATAACGAATCTGCTCAAATACACCCTTCGCACCATTAATAAGAATCTCATCATTCCGAACATTTACTGTATCATTTAATATTTCATCAATCTTGTCCTCCATTATTTCATCTCGTAATAAGCGATTATATAATATCTCATCCGTTATTTTATCAACATAAAAGGGGAATAGAGCTTTTCCGTCAATGGGGCTCCTCTCTAATAGTATCAGGCTACATTTTCCATTCTTATACATACAATGTGGGTTCAAGCTACATTTCTTATCCAACTTAGAGCATAATTTTCGAATTGATGGGCGAATATAGTCCTCAATTGGGAAAGGAAGATATTTCATAATGACGACAATCTTTTTACATATTTTATTGACAATTCCCTTTAATAAATCGCGCCTATTTTTCATAGTAGTGTTCTGTATTATTTTAATTATTTCGTCTTTTTCTTTGTTCGATTGAAGAAAGTTCGCGATTTCCATGCGAAGAAGCTCATACGTTTCATTCTGATAAATAAGAGTATGGCTCATTAGAACACGCTCATTCGTCTTCTCCTTCGTATTAGAAATATATTTATTTACATCAACATAATATTTTCCGGATGATTCAATCAAATCGACGGACGTCTTTTCTGGGATGACCTGTATTATTCGATTGTTCTCTAATAGGATTGCTATTATGAGGCCGTTCGCATCTTTAAAAACGCGCGTTGGGTAATAAGATAATTTATACTTTTTAGCGACCTCATTATAGAAACGGATTGTTTTCATAAGGCGTTGTGGCTTCCAATTTTCTACGGGGATATCAGTAATTTCACCCCGTGGTTTGAACGGAAGGAGGAAGCCCTGCTCGGTAATAAGACCGATCGATTTATTAAATGAATCCTTATATTGTGCCTTTATGTTGATATCTTTTGTTTCTTTCAGTTTATTAAGTAATTCTGTCGCCTTGATATCCGGTTTAACCTCAAAATATTCAGACTTCAATGTATTAGCCCGTATTTTGTCCCAAGCAATTAGATGTTTGCTAACACAATTATTAAGAGACATATTCAAAAACTTGATTGATTCACCATCTTCCGGAAAGAAGTTGCGCTTCACTTTTATCTTACCTTTTTCATTGCTTACGAGATATATCGGCTCATAATAGCGCCCATCCGTATATATAAAAACGGACATCTTACTACTTGAATAAAAGTCCCGAATATAGAAACCCACTGGGCACAACAGAGCCCGTGAGTTCAGTATATAAATATTCATTCCCTGTTCATGAAGAACATTTGGCCGCGACAGAAAATCCCAGAGATATTCCTCCGTTATCTTCGTCGTGTCGCTCATCATATATTTCACATAGTTCTCATATGGGTCAATCTTATCCGTCTTGAATGTCAATGATAATTCTCCATTATTTAAACTATTAAAGAGCTTTCGGTTGAGTTTAGTTTCGAATAAATATTTCTTAAATGTCAGAATGTTCAGTTGAGTATCGTCCGTTTCCATTAGTGATAGAATTGAATAGATGAAAGACTGTTTAGTATCATCCTTTACACCATAGCGCAAGTGGAACCTCGTATTCAAAGGTAATTTCCCCGTATTACAACGGGATATGAATAATTTCGCAATTTCAATTGGAAGAAGACCCAGCCTATTTCGCAAAAGGGGTATCTTCTCACGACCCATAACATAATCTATCCCATCTCCATCAATTGTGTTATCCACATTTTTACCCAAGCACTTCATATACTTCGCATAGCCTTTCGACTTCGGGTTATCCTTTTGAATCTTAAAGCAACATGGCATACATAACTGGTTTGGATGATTGCTCTCATCAATGAACCCAATATATGGATTAAACTTACTGTCCTCCACAATTTTTAACCATGTTATTCGCCCCTCCTCTAAGCAACTTGGGCACTTCGCCGTCAGGCAGTTCCCCTTTCGCGTGGGACGAATCTTAATATTGTTCTGTATTTTCTTATATGAAATCGGGATTTCTTCATATGGACACCACACTTGGGCGCATATATACCAATTCTGGCGGTCCGGCGAACTCCCATAGACGACTGAATTTTTATAAGAGTCGGGGTCTATCTTTGGGTTAGTTGCGGGGTCCTGTTTTAAAACGAGGGGTTGGCGCTCTTGGGGTTGGCACTGCTTAGCATAGTTCGCGAACTTGGCGTCGCTCCTGAACTTGAAGATTGGATTGTCATATTTTTGAAGACGGCGAAGCGTATAAAACTCATCCTCACAGAAATCGGTGCAAACATCGTGTTTCAAATCTTTGTCTTCGCATTGCATACGAATATTTCGGTCGATATCATCGTCCCGCGCCAAGTATGTCTCCCTATTAAAATCATCATTATCTTTATTCTCTTTATTATCATTCTCCATTGCTTTATTCGCGGCTGTATTAACATATTCGTCCTCGGCGTATATATTACCAAGCGTATTCGCATAATTCATATAGTTCGCATTTGTTAGGGGCGTCGTGTTTTGTAAAACGCTAACATTAATATTATTAATCGACTCCTCCAATTCAATCAACTCTTGACTAAAAACATCATTCATCTCACTCTTTTTCAAATATTTCGACTGATTTGAGAATAGGTTGATGAACTTCGCTATAAAAATCGATGCGTTCGTAAGTTGCATCACATTCTTCGACCCATTCATATGCATCTTCCCATTCTTTATCTTTATCTCTATACCTGTCTGGCGAGTAGTCTTGACACCCTGACTTCCCATAAAACCATACTTACGCTCCCAATCTTTATATACTTTAATCGCTTCATCAATTGGCCTCTGCGCGTAATAACTCTCGTGAAGCAATTTTATAACACTAGCCGGAGTTATATTTGGGTTTTGCTGGAATGTTTTATGAATGAACTCAAACTCCAAGTTCATCCGGCTATAAAATGAGACACGCTTATACTTCGCGAGGAGTTCCGTCTTTTCGTAATTGCGCTTCGACAGAATCGGCGACAAAAATGGCGTCATGAACTTATTGGAAAAATTATTCATATCCTTGAAATTGAAATCCTCTGGTAAATTTACTAAATTAATAATGTCCATCAATATCAAACGCGTCCGACCATGAAATTCCAGCTTATTCGTCGATGCGTTAAATGAAACATTCGGTAATCCAAGTTTCGTAGTCTTTGGTATTTTGAGCTGTCTATATCGGAAATCAATTTCATTTATCTTCTGAATTAATTTGCTGATTTCCATAACGGCCTCATATGTATTTTTTAGTGAGGCGCCGTATTTTTCCTTGAACGCAATCCGGACCTCCATATTTCCGTTGCGATGAATATTAATCGTCGCGTATTTGGGCTGGTCATCCAGAGTATAAATATAGCGCTTCAATGTTAGGCCACGAGAGCTGTATTGGACCTCACGGATGAGTGTATCCGTTGCGTCTCGAACCTTCTTCGTTGAAGCAATCCAATCCTTGATTTGTTTCTCACTGATAACCTTGGTTTCAACAAGAGGCTTATAAATACGGAAGAATGGGGCCGGATTGTCCATATCTTTGTAGCGCATAAAAGGGGTCTTCTCATCGACGGCGAACAGACTAAAAATGGTTTTTAAATTGACAAACTCGTGCTCATAATCGTTAGTGATATGAATCAACAACTGAATAACATTACATCCCTGAAAATAGCTCATATCAACTGGTATTTTCTCCATGAAGTTTATGAGCTTATCTTCCGCTTTAATAAGAGGCTTCAATCGCTCCATCTCCTTGTAAATAATATCAGGATCATATTCTATAACGGCCCCAGCCCAATATTTGATAAAATACCCATTCACCAAAATATCATCGACCTTTTTCCCAATGCTCCGGCAATACTCCATTTCATCGTTCAGCATGTGTAAATAAATCTCTCCGTTATCGAAACGAAGTCCATTTGTAGCATCATAGAGCGTCTGGTCATTAATATTGACTGCGTGTTCAACCAAAATCATATGTCCATCCTTCGCTATAAAATTCTTGTAGTCGGGAGCGATTTCCTTTTGGAGGAGGGATGGTCGTCCTTCGATGTTGGTCCAAGTGGGACCAAGCATTTTCGTCCCCGAGCCATATATGACCCAGAGCTCCTGATTTTCCGGTATGAGAATATCCTTATTACTGCTCATAAAACAAAAGATTTTCTTTCGGATAGTTGTAATCGTGTCGTCTTCATAAATATGTTGGTATATGAATTTAAATCGTTGGGTTTTATGTTTTGTTATAATATCATAATAATTTTTGAAATGGGATTTTAATAGAGCATCTGGCTTTCCGGTTAGTTCTAAATTAGATAGTGATTGTTTAACATCGCGGGATTGTTCTCCTACAAAAATGTATGAGCAAATGTTCGTCTTTAACCGGTCCATCCGTATAATTTTAAAAATGTTCTTTTTATCATAGTCTATTATTCCACATATGGTCGAAATTTCTGTTGTCATCTAATTAAAAGATATAAAATATATTTTCTAATTATGAATTTATTTGAGTGGGCTATCTGTTATCTTAATACCGCAATAGTCATGAGGGTCCGCATTGAAATCAATGTTCTTATAATACCCGACTTTAATCGCTTCTTTGAGAATAAATTCGAAGTTTTCCCAGAACTCATTCGTGTGTCCAACTGAGAGGGTCATAATATGGGCCAACTCATGTAGGGCCACAAACATAATGACATTCTCTTTAACAATGCGGTTCTGTCCATCGCGAGACCGCAAACACAGGACCATCTTTTCCCCCTTATTAATGCTATAACTCGTATTTGTGCTACTGGGCTCCGACTCTACTATATTATCAGGATTGAATTTGGAAATCATTCGAGAAATGCGCTCATCTTCGGGATATTTTTTAGATAGGATGGAACAAATGTTGGTCAGTTTTGTTCGAACATTGGCGAGTGTATCAGCGGCTAACTGTTTATATTTTAAATTATAAACCATATATTTTCGCTTATCGACATTACTCATAACATACGATACATCCTGACGATAACCTTGTATTATTATAATCGCCATTATAATCAACATAAATCCTATCATGATATACATAAAAACCATTCTTATAAAATATAAGAATAAAATTATTCTTAATGACGCAATTGAAAAACGACGAAAATTAATATAAGCATCAAGAAAGGAAAAAAGATGTTCCGATAATAATTGTAAAAAGTCTTCTGCGATTTGAAGTTGTTAAACCCTTCAATAATTGTCCCATCATTTTTAAAGAATATCCGCTCATATGGAAGTTTCGCCTTGATAAGTTCCGGAGTTGAAAGGGACGTCTTCGAAAGAACAAGCTTCAATATATTCTTATAAAAAGTATCCTTAAATTTTTGGTTCGGATATTTATAGCTAACATTGCGCGCATTTATTTCCGCAAGAAAACACTTGAAGTCCTTATTAATAAGAATATCATAACCGAGAATCTTAAAACACTTCTGCTTCTTTGCGGGACATTTCAAGTGTTCAACCGTTGAACGGATAGTCTCGCGTGTAATTTTTACAATCTGGGGAAATACCATATTATCCCACACCTGCTTCCCGAAACTGCGCGTAAAATCTTCCGGAATATAAAAAACATTATTCTTAGAATTCTCCCCGCTTAATACAATATTGGGGTCAAATGTATCAGTTTCAAACTCTTTATTCGCTGTATAAATGAAGCCGTTCTTTGATAAATATGCGGTCGTCGAATTTTCCGTCTGGACATAAATGACGTATATGCGGAAATGGAACTTCTTGTTATTAAATAAGAGGGGGTTATCAATATAATCTTGAATAATCCATTCTTGATAATCAGAGTAGTGGTCTAAATGACTCATAAGTTCTAAATAATTACGGACAACTCCAACGCCGGTCCTCGACAATGAATTCTCCGGCTTTACAATATAAACCGGTGGGTCATCCCGTGGATTCGAAACAAAAAGTTGCTTCAATTCTTCGAGGCTGTTTCGATTGAAGGAGATTGTTAGGGGAATATAATCGGGGCGCTTCTTATAATAATTGAGATGTATATTATACTGGTCCTTCTTATTCCCAAGAGGATTCACATTTTGTAATTGATTCACGATTTCGCATTTTGAATAGTTTGGATGATTGCGATTTCCATAACTTATGTCGCAGTAGAATATTTTATCTGATGACGACGGGTCATCTAATTCTTGGAGACCGCTTTTTTTTAGCTCATCTGATATAAGAGAGTGGAAATATGGATTATTATTTATAAATGACATAATATATCTTAGATTTTATATAATTTAAATTGAACATTTTCTTGTAGAATCATCCATTAAAGTATATTTATAAAAATGACGATTACGATCGCATCTCATTATTATTCCATATAAATGTCATTTTTAAACATATTCCTTATATTTTCGAGCATCTTTTAATTATTTCATTATTTCATATACCAAATAAGATATTACTTGTAGTGTATCCGCTTACTTTATTAGAAACATTTACGTTTAATCGTAGATTCTAGTCTAAGATATCACTTATACTTTCTTTTTTAATCTGATTGTACAATTTTATATGGTTTTAAGTAGAAGTGTAAAGATATATTGAATCAAGTTGAAAAAATTAATTCACATTTTCTATTTAGATTTCTTATGCAAAAACAACTGCCATTATTTTTCTAAATAATTTTTCACCTAATTCACTTACATTCGGTATATCTAATAATATTGAATCAAGAAGTACATCACATCCTATATTATGGGCATTTGCTGAATTATTTTTAGATAATTTACCACTACATTTATTAACTAAACCTAACATATTTTCTGAAGTATTTGATACTATTGTAATTACTTTTAATTTTTTACCATTAGTTAATGTTGAATTATCTAAAATCTCTTTTATACATTTTATATGTAATGCTCCTAATATTCCAATTGTAATATTATTTTTTTCGCATAGTTTTTTAATATCTTCTGAATATTCTGGATTGCAAGATCTATTTACTCTATTTTTTTTAGAAATTTCTGATGAAATAATAATATTTTTACCTTTTGGGACCTGTAAATATTTGAGATAATAATATAATCTTAAAAAAGAAGATTTTTCCGTATTTAAAAGTTTTCTATTATTCTTATTATTGGATTTACTTATACTATTCACTATTTCTTTTGGCATTTCAGAATAAACTGGTACGATTACTTTGGTTAGGCTATTAATTATTTCCAAAATTTGAGATTGAATATATAAGTTAATTTCTGTATTAATATTATGTGTTTCACCTATTAATATCAGTAAAGATTCTGATTCATTCTCTATTAATCTCCTAAATCTATCTTCTAATATTTCCAAAGAAATTATATTATTCGCCATCACAGACATATTCCGTCTAACTACTGGTTTCTTAGGTCTGAACATACTAGCACTAGCACTAGCACTAGCATTAGGAGGTGCGGTAGACTTAATAAAATTAAAAACAGGTGTATTTATTTCACCATCCGAATATGATGAACTAATAAGTGAGAATTTTCTTGTAGAACCATCCATTACAGTATATTCATAAAAACGACGATTACTATTTCCTTTCATTGTTATTCCATATAAATGACTTTTAACCCATTCATCATATTTTCCAGCATCTCTTAATTCTTTAATTAATTCTTTTTCTGATCTTCCAAATCCACCTTTCTGATAAGTTTCAAATGATATTCTTTTCTTTTTTCCATTTTTGTATAATTTATAAAAATAATTTTTTTCAGATTGAATATATTTCATATTATTTATTCATTAGAAAAAATAATATAATTTTATAAAAGAAATAATATTCCTAAATAACTTTTAGTCTAATTGCGACAACTCCAAACTGTTTTTCATCCTCCTTAGTGTAATACTTGTAATAAACACTCAATCCGTGTTCAATACCGTATTTTTCCATATTCGGTAAGCATTTCTCTAATCCTTCCGTTTCAAGATATGTTCTGAAATTTGGATATTCCGCCTTTCCGGTAATTTGCGTCAAGAAACTTCTCGGCTTGAAATCCTCATTTTTCCATTCAATAATATCACCGACTTTCATTTCCTTGAATTTTCCTTTGTTTTTCCTTCCTTCAACAGTCTTCAATCCGAGTTGAATTAGCGTAAACCACGGCTCCGATAAATTCTCAATGTATTTTGGATCCATTTTATTTCTTCTTTTTTTATGTGTTATAATATTCAATTTTTTAGGTTGATTCAATTGTTTCGATTTATTTGATTGATTTGATTTATTTGTTCTAATTGAACTATTTGTTTTTTCCATAAACTAAATAAGAAAATTATTTTTGAATTACTTTTAGTCTAGTATAATTGCTACAACTTCAAACTCACATTATAACACAGCCTTATGTGGGTCTTTTTTGGGGTCTAAGCCCTTTTACTTCTACGTAGTAGAAGAAAAAAGGGCTTTTATATATGGCTCATCAATAAGTGTATTCCGCTTTTCTTCCGCCTTCGTGAGTTTCGTCTTTTTCAGAGTTTCCTCCAAGAATTCAACCGTCGGATTGTTGAGATTCGGCTCCGCGTATATCAATTTCCCTCCGGGTTGTAGCAACTTCAACTTAATATTTTCAGGAAAACACTCGGGGTGTTCTTTAATAAGCGCGTCCTTGTATTTCTTCGGGAAAATATCTGGCGTCATACTCTGGGGCGGTAATACGAATGCCAACAAAACAAGAGGGCTCACTGGTTCTCCAACTTCCAGTTTCAGCGTTTCAAAATAGTTTGGGCGCTTTGCTAAAAAGGCGAACAAGTCGCTCGGTAATGGAGAGACAAGCCCATTATAATAAGTCCGCCAGTATATTTCAGTCCCGAAATAATACCGAATCGTTGTAATAAGACTCGTCAAATATTCATCGCATATCTTTTCCACATCATAAACTCCATCCCAGAAATATTCGTAATAAGACTTCTTCAAATTCTTGAATAGCTCATCGTATTGTAGAACATAATTCCTGTGTAAAATATGTTTTTTATTTGAAAACGGCGTGTGTTCCAGTCCTTTATTGTTTTTGTTATTATTATTCATATTCGGCTTGTCCAAATTGCGGGATATTCTCTCTCTTACTGCCTGAATCCGTTCCGATTCAATATCGCTCAACCGCTTCAAAATCGCCATCAAGAATCGCTGGTTTATGTAAAGATTGTTATTCTTCCAGTGGATTAGTCGCATTGAGCGGTCTATTCTTCGCTGGTAATTATAGGCGCTCAAAAGTGTTCGCATATAATCCTCCTTAAATTTAAGAAAATAGATTGTTTTAACAAAATCATTCCCTTCTAAAAATGACATGAAAACGTAGTCCAGTAAATAGAGCAACTTTTTATTCATTAAATCATCCGGTTTGGTTTTCATAACTTTCATCTTGTTCAAAAGTGTCTTCTCGGCATCAGAAATTTTCAGTTTTCCTCCGCGATGTGTGTGCGGTTCCAAGCTATCGCTATAAATAGAATCCGCCAACTTTTTACAATCAAGATAAACATACCTCTGGTCCTCCGGATACAATTTATCAAATACTATTTTATCTGGTCTTGATATCATAATCCATACATTTTTAAATATGAAACGCAATAGAAGAAGAATAACATCCCCATCAGATGATATAACCACAAAATTATCATTTGTCCCGTCTTCTATTTTCTCAATCATCCTCATATATTTGTGTTCCGCCTCACCCACTATATCACTCCCATCATAAACAACATTTAATTTCCCAAACTTATTTGCTTTTATTGCTTTCCGAAATTCGGCGTTGAATGATTCCATCAGGGGCGTTCCGGGGGTTATCCGATTTATATCATATTTCATCCCCGATATTGTTTTAAGTGGATTCGCATTCTTCATTAATTTATCAATGTATGGGTGCTTATAACGGCGTTCGCGCTGCTGTTCCATCTTTGAAAGAGGGGGTGGCCCATCAATCGCGATATACAGCAATTTTTGAGGCTTTATTACCTTATTTACAAGATGGATTGTGTTCTCAATAACGAGCGCAACCATTCTCTTTTCATAACTCTTGACGTCCTTTTTTTGTGTAAAATCATAGACTACATCCGTTGGAAAAGCCTTAATTGTATCATAAATGAAGGCGTTGAAATCAATGAATAAATAATGGACCGGAACTAATGGATTCGGCGATGGTAAATGTATGGACGGATATTTTTTTATAATATGTCTCAATAAACCACTCACTCCCATTTTTTGATTATATATTATAATATAAATAAAAAGTAAGACTTTTTATTTAGTAATAATTTTTATAAATATAAAAATTAATGTAAATAAAAAGTAAGACTTTTTATTTAGTAATAATCAGTTAAAGTGTTATTGATGTAATCGTTTTCATTTCTCCATAATAAAAAAACCATGATGGGTATGTCTTACATAACTTATAAGCTTCTTCATATGTCTCGCATAGCCCATTTTTATCCATATATTTTACAATAAATGAACCAGCCTTTCCATCAATGTCGCACACATCTTTTGGGAAAATTGATATTAGACTGGTGTTATATGACTTGACTGGCGCTCCATTTTCCCAACCACATACACGACTATATAAACGCCCAATTTCCATATATTTATAATACAATAATTTTTTTAGTTCTACAAAAAAATTGAAAGAAAATATTATACTATTTTTTACAACTAAAAATGTCATCTATTAGATTTTCAATTATTAATAATAAATTTATTTGTAGATTTACAAATAGCCAAGAAGAAGATACGAAACCAACCAAACCAACTACAATTGTGGTTGTTTTGGATGAATCCGGTTCAATGGGAAGTTATGGAATTGACGCAATGCGCAAGTTCAAAGAAGTCCATTTGAAATTTATGGACCCTCAAACACGTGTTTGCGTCATTGCTTTTGAATCAGGTGCGAGATTGGTTGAAACAACACTCGGAGATTTAAATCCTTCTAATTTTGGAGGAAGAGGAGGAACTTCTATGTGTCCGACGATTCCTATTATTACACAAGTTTTACAGAAATATCAGGATACTGATATTATGATGACGATTGTGAGTGATGGAGAAATTCAAGACGCGAATTCTTTTCCAAGTCTCTTTGAACAACAATGTTCTCGTTTTTTCAATTCTCAAAATTTATCAATAACAATGATTCGCTTAGATACCGGTGGAATCCCAGCTCTCATAGAATTGTGTATATTTGCGAAATTGTCAAAAGAAGGAGCGGGAGAATTAATTACATTGAGTCCATCTGAATTAGAAAAGTTCAATGAACTTTTCAAATCAAATGGCCAAAGTTTCCAAATCTCATCATCCTCCCCAAATCTGGGAAATGATATGTTTGGAAAACGTTCTGGTGCAATCAATTTGAGAAATGGAGAGACCTTCTTCTTAGAGAGTCTCTCTGAGCTAACCTGCGAGGACGGTTCTCCAATTGAAATGATTCAGGCCCCACTACAATTTGGAGCTCAATTATATGAGGAGTATCTCGAAGAACTGGTTATCAGGCTTGGACAAGCAAAAGTTCGCGGTGATGTTGGAATTGATTCGCAAATTGACCAATTGACTCAATTGTATGATTTATTACAGCAACAAATCGAGGTTTTGTCGAAATCTGCGACTGACTCAACTGATTCTGAAAGTGATTTATCAATGAGTTTTCGCGCCAGAAATATTTTGCGACAAAAAACAAAGGAGGCAAAGACAGTTCTTACTGCTTTACAGACTTTGAGAAATAAGCAAGATTTTATGAAAATGACAAATACAGAGAAAGCTCTTTTTCTTCAAAAACTGAAAGATTCAAAGAACGCAAGAGATTTTGCGCGTAGAGCAAAAGGAGCTACTCCGGATGATTTACAGAAAAAAGTTGATGAAGCCATCCAATACTTCATTTCGATTCTTCCACAGCTACAAGAAGCTCTTCAAGAGCAGTCTGGAAAAGAAATTCCAGTGGATTTCATTTCTCAGGAAGATTCCCTAACTGCTTTTATCTGTGCGATTGAAGCCATCGAAGAAGGACAAGAAGTATCAGTTGAACAAGCTGTCCAACTTTTTGGACTTCTTGGTATTGGTATAAGTCATCATGTTGATGTATATCCAGATGCTTCAATGTTAGTCGGAAACATTCAGAAAGTATTCCATACTTCCTTTATGAATCAATCGACTCTCTGGGGTTGTCATGGAAAAACTCAGGGCGATGGTTCGTGGGGAATTATCAAATCCCCCTTTCACAAAGGAGAAGACATTTCTTGTCTTACATCGGTTGTCCCACTAAAATCATTGAATCATCCCCTCGTTTGGGAATGTATGAGAAAAAGTGGAATTCTCGATATTCAAGCCTCGATTACAATCCGGCGTCGACCAGAACCCATCCCGAATGATATCCCATTTCTATATGGTGCTTTACTCAATCACGTTCTCGGGGAACCGCGTTCAGAAGCAAATCGAACACTGCTTCGTGATATCTTGGAAACAATGGCGGGAATGATGGCGTCCAAGTCATGGACCGAAATTATCGCGCAGATTGAGGAAAAGCATGTTTGCGCCTTCGTTGGCGACAACGGTTTTTCCCATTACTGGATTCCCTTAGTATTCATGATGTGTCGTGCCGAATTCGCAAGAATCGCCTCCTCAAACGCAGATGTTTTGCGCGGAATGTTCGATTTCTGTATTTTTCGAAATTTTCAAACTTTGATGAAAGGACGGGACAGGGCCCAAGCAATTGCGGAGTTCCTCGGAATTTCCGATGACCTCAAACAGCAAGTTTTGCCTGATGATGTGGCCGAACCCGCTCTGGAAACCATTGTGTTTTCACGTGCGGTTCGCCCAACTGGTAAGTTGATTGGAACTTTCAAATGGATGCTCAAATTAGTTCGCGACACTTGTTCATTGATTTTCGAATTTAATGGTCTCCCCGTTCCAACGGCCGAGAGTTTTAAACAAACATTGGCCGGCGGTTCTGATTTTGACGCCTATCAGGTGTTTTCAATCTATGTTGGCCTCGCCTGTAATGGAGAGAATGACCGATTCGACAAATCGAACGGTGGTGCCTACAAATGGGCGATTGCGTGTTCTCATGAAGAATTCATTGGCGATGTTGTTGCTAAGATTTACCGCGATGATTACGAAAACGCCGTCAAAGAAAAAGATGTGCGAATTCAGGCCCAAAAGGAAAGCAACTTTGTTGAAAATTCGCCAAATATGTCATTTAATGAATTTGCCGAAGGCTTATCAATGATTCCTCCTCATCATACACTCATCCCACGATTGATTGAACTTCTGTCCGATTCAACGTGCGTTGAGCGCAAGAGAAAAATAACTCTGTTCTTCTTGGGAGAATGTGGGTCATCGACTTACAATCAGGGTCTTATTCAAGCAAAATACTACAAACAATTTATTGATTTGGGTATTTTTGATGAAGAAGAAATTGCGTATATCAAGAAGAGAATGAGTTCATGGACGCGAATTGATTTGCTCAAAAGAAAAGCAAATGAATCCTCTTTTAAAAATCAGGTGAATTGTCTGTCTTGGCTCCAACAAAATATTGGACTAAGAAATGGTCAGGCTAATTTTGGGAGACTCGCAAGAAGAGACCCAGAAAAGTATGAGACTCTAATATTGGGGTATTTCGATTCTCAATTAGACCCTGCTACACTCGCTGGGTTTGGTCCTTTAATCAAGGCCGAACAAGCGCGGTCGAGGCTATGCGTTGAAGCAATCGGATTTGTTAGCTTGAAGCAATACAAGGTCCATTTACTTTCCCAAGAAAAAGTCGGTGATTGGATATCGTTTCTTCGTACTTTCAGTAGTTTTGAATCAAAGAAATCAGCATTCTTCAAAGCTTATGAAAATGAAGCCGGAACCTATTTGAGTCAAGAACACAAAAATGCTTCTCTTCACTGAATCAAAAATTAAATTGATTAAATTTAAATTTATAATAAAAATAAATTGGTTGCGCTTGTGCGTGCGCTTCCGGTATCAACGAAAAACAAACTTTTTCGCAGGAGGTTTCGTAGGCTCCGGTTCCGGAACAACAAACCCTTCATAATCAGTTATTTTCGTACCTTCCATATCATCCTTTTTCGGCTTGAACTGGCGCTCAGTAAGAAGTGATTTGTAGCCGACCGACTTGTAGAATTGCCACTCATCATAGAAAATTTTCAAGTGCTCCCGAGCCCAAGCAAACCATTCTCTATCACGGAAAACGGGATTAACTTGATAAATCTCAATCCGCCAATAAGTTGGACCGATAAACTTAATTGTCTTATTTTCGTTAATTCCATTGATAATGAAATCATTGATAGCATCTCCCTTGATAAAAAACTCGCTGTGAATCGTTTTAATAGTGTCCGCATCAATTCTAAAATCGATTGATACTCCACATTCAATATTTTCAGTGGTAAGTCCCGCCTCAACCATTTGGATATGCTCCATATATTCATCACATGAACTAAATTCAACGAGCTTACATTCAAGAAAGTCGCATCGCTCTAAGTCGCAAACTTCGAGCTGTCCCTGCATCTGCGCCCAATAATAATCAGTTGGAGTTCCACATATGACGCGCCTTGGAGGACATTTGATTTCCAACATTACGAAATCAGAATCTGATATTCCATCGGGCGATGCCCCCAGAAAGAAATTCTCCGGCGCAGAATGACGCATACAACCAAAATCGATAATCTTCTTTCCGGTGCGCCTTTCATAAATGCGAGTCGCAATCGGTTCATATTTAGTTCCCCATCGCGTGAACTCATTCCCTTTGAATTGGGCCGGTTCATACCCGCATTTTTGGAGTAAAACATCCCTCCGAGAACCAATATAACCCAATATATTCCCCCAACCACTAGCCGTCAGTAGATTCTCCCTGAATTTATACCATTCGAGGCTCCTCTGTTCGGGTAATGCCTCATTTATTTGACATAGGATGCGAAATTGCTCACGAATTTCGGCCTCAGGGCGTCGCATGGACCGTATAACCTTCCATATCTCTTTGGGGAGCTTGTCTTCATATAAGATACCAAACTCCTTTATTATGGTGTTTGATATGATTCTATAAAGCTCTGTTTCTTTTATATCAGTCGACCCATCTAAAAAATAGACTGGATTTTCTAATAGAGCTTCATATATAATTTTATCGTAATAGTAAGGTAATAGTCCCATTGTTTTATAATATAATAATTGTTAATGTTTTAAATCATTTTTTATAGTATTCGTAAAAAATGAATTTAATTTTTTATAATATTTACATTATACAAAAATGACTCCTAATATTAAACATGTGGTTATTGATGGGCTTATTTTTGCCGGTAAAACTACCGCAATAAGCAATTTAAAGACTCGTCTAAGTTCATTCGAATCCGTGGATACAACCTTCAACTTTTTTGAAGAACCGGTCGAATCTTGGATAAATGAGGGTTGGTTAGAAAAATACTACTCCAACATATCTAAGTTCGCGTCCTCATTTCAAATCCGGATAATTATGTCCCATATTCAACAAAAGAATGAGATTGAAGAAATTAATCGCAGTCAAGAATCGAAAAATATCGTGAATATTTGCGAGAGGAGCGCTATAACAACACTGAACGTATTTTCGAAAATGTTGATTGCGGATGGTGTCCTTGATGAAATTGAATTCAAGCTACATGAACAGATGATTGAAATGTTCAAGTATAAAAAGCCGGATGTTTTGATATATTTAAATATCGATCCAGAAATCGCTCTTCGGCGAAATTTGAAGAGGATGCGCAATGGTGAATCTAATATACAGATTGAATACTTGCGCAAATTGAATCAGGCTTATTTAAATGAGCTCGAAAACTTAGCGGAAAATATAATCGTAATTGATGGAACACTGGATGAGGCCGAGATTGTTGATAAAATAATGAAACATCTTGTTTGATTACTAAACTAAAAATATTTTGATTACTAAATAAAAAATTATAATATATGAGTCATTAATATTTCAAATGGCTCTTTGAAATTATGACCCATATCATTTAAGCAAAGAAATTTTGGTCGCTTATCATATATTTTTACAAACATATCTTCTCGATATTCTTTATTTCCAAGAAGATATACAATTACATCATCATATTTATCAAATATTATAGTATCATTCAATATATTATCAATATTTATACAAAAAAATAGATATTGAATATAATTATCTCCTCTTACACAATTCACTCGCAATTCATGTAAAAGCTTGGGATACGTTTCTTCTATAAATTTGAGAGTGGATTTTCTTAAAAATTTTGTATGATGATTATTTATCAGTTTGATTGATGGATTTGATTGTTTGAATAGTTGCGATGTTAAATAAATTCTTTTAGTATATTCATTGTAATTTTTATTAAGTTCTGTTATATTATAATAATTTCTGAAAATGAACTTATTTTCTTGTATTATATCTGAAATATTAACATTTCTTGTATGCATAATATCATCATTATTATAGAGAAATATCTCGCTTAATTCTGGAATATTATGAATAAACGATTCAATTACATCACTGTTAAATGTCGGTAAATATTTTTGGGGAATAATTTCAGTGTGGTCAATTATTCTTATTTTCGGATTTAATTCTACCGGCGGAGTCTGTTTATTTGTTATAATATAAATCATATTTATCCATGGCATGAATTTTAATACACTTCGGACGGAATATGTTATTTCATTAATATTTATATATCGAATCGGTTTATTATTTACTTTATCTTTTTCTTTTAAAAATCTATTTTTCTCTTCTATAAATTTTGGATCAGTTCCATCACAATATGTAAACACCATGTCTATTTTCATTATATAATTTATAATAATATAATAATTATGGAAATCTGGATTATTGTTGCTCTAACTTGTGAATACGGTATCGGTTTCCGAAATAAAATCCCTTGGCATTATAAAGAGGACCTCCAACACTTTAAGAGGACAACCATTGGAAACGCCGTCATAATGGGGAGGAAAACATATGAATCAATCGGGCGCCCGCTACCATCGCGACATAATATAGTTGTCAGTTCTGCTGATATAGACGGAGTTAAAACTGTAAGAACGATTGAAGATGGGGTCGCATATGCGCGGTCGCTAAATGTTAAATATTTATGGGTTTGTGGTGGGGGCGCCATATATGACCATTTTTTAAATAATTATGCGATCGATGGCCTCTCAATAACGGAGATTCCTTATCACAAATGCGACACATTTATAAAAACTGACATTTCCGAATATTTGTCAAACTACAAAAAACAGTTTAAAACAAAAATGAGAGGAAATGATATAATAATAAGGATGTATAGTCGAGAGAATATTACATATCGGACCGTAGATGATGATTACCTTGATTTGGTTGCGCGAATACTGGCGAACGGTGAGAGACGGGAGACCCGCAATGGCGAAACGCTGTCCGTCTTCTCTGAAAAGATAAGTGTCGATTTGCGAAAGGGATTCCCTCTTTTGACCACGAAGAAGATGTTCTATAATGGAATCATCCACGAATTATTATGGTTCATAAAAGGAAATACCGATAGTCGCATATTAGAGGAGAAGGGTGTTAAAATATGGAGCGGGAACACATCGAAAGAATTTTTAGAGGCTAACGGGCTACCATACGAAGAGGGAATTGGTGGACCCATATATGGTTATATGTGGAGGCGATTCGGAGAGAAGTATAAATATTGTGTGAATGGGGAAGAGAAAGAGACTATTGGATTAGAGAAGGGGGCTGACCAGTTAAAGAATATTGTAGATGAAATTAGGAAAAATCCGACGTCGAGGCGACTTTTTATGAGCGCGTGGAACCCCTGTCAGCTGGACCAAATGTGTCTCCCTCCGTGTCATGTATCTTACCAGTTTTATGTGCGGAATGGAGAGTTGGAATGTCAGATGTATCAGAGGAGCGCCGACGTATTTTTGGGCCTACCTTTTAATATTGCGAGTGTAGCCTTGCTCACTCATTTAATCGCGAGTGTATGTGGGCTCGGAGTGGGAAATATACATATTGTTGTCGGGGACGCCCACATTTATAAAGAGCATATAGACGCTGTTAAAACGCAGTTGGCGCGCCGGAATGAGCGATATCTTTTACCATCTCTCAAATTGAAGCGAAAAGCGCAGGAAGTATGGGATTATAATTTTGAAGATATTGAGATTGTTGATTATGAATCCGCCCCTGTAATCAAGGCGCGGATGCTGTGTTAGTCTTTCGGCGCTTATATTGCTTCGGAGTCTCTTCTTCGAGTTTTCGCTTCTTTTTTGTGTTCAATTTCGTTTTGTAAGAATGACAATCGAGACAAAGAAGTTGAAAATTGGAGAGGTCATTTGTTCCAAAGTATTGGAGTTCTCTTATATGGTCCTCATTTGAACCACGTGTAATATCTCCGAGAGTCGTTCCACAACAATCACACTGGTTATTGAATCTTGTCGCGAGTTCTATTTTTTCAGAGATTTTCAATGCTTTCCTTTTTTGAATAAACACGTCAAAACAATTTGGATAGCGATAGTTTTCAATGAGGTAAAATAGATGATGAACAATTTTTCGATTCATTTCTCCGCGAATTTGGTAGCGGTCATTTATTTGAATATCCGGAAAAATACTTTGTAAAATGACGAGGATTGAGTAAGAAACATCGTATCTGATGCTTAAATAATTCAATTTTAGATTTCCTCTTCGGTTTGAATGATACAAATAGATGCGGTCGCCGTCGCTTTCATGCGATAAATAATAATACGTATCTTTTTCAGTCTCCATTTCCGAATTATCAAATGCGATGAGATTCATCCATGAATCAATCGGCGTAGTTTGATAATACGGATTTGAAATAATTGAATATATGAAATATCGGAGTTTTTGATAAGTATCATCAGAAATATTGTTATCTTTACAGAATCGCAGTACAGATATAAATCACAACGTGATTTATATCTCTAGAGTTTATATATGACAAAGTCATATATAAACTGTATATTAGAATCTATTGAAATCATTTTTACATTGTGTAAAAATGAAAATGATTGTTTTTCAATTTTTATGGCGGATTGGATGGGATTAAAAGAGCTGATATGACCATCATATTACAATCGGTTGTCGTGATATATCCTCGCGATATGATTGAAGCTTGGTTGTCTAAAACATCTTGAAATACAACATCATAGCTATCTCCAATATCATTCACATTCGCAGTTATAGAATATAAGTTTGATAGTGTGTAATTAGATGAATTGTATTTGGTATCATTGATAAAATCAAGATAATTTACGCGAGATTTTAAAAGAATATATCTCGCGAATATTTCCAACCAAGGGTTCGCAGTTGAAAGAAGTGTTGCAAAATTAGGAATTGCTAAAATCGCTGAATTTACAGGCGCTAAAAGTGTATTTTTTGTAGTAGTTTGATAAAGTGTAATCAACGCAGGGAACGCATCGACAATATCTTTAAGAACGGATAACTCAACTGTATTAGTGAGATGTGTGTATAGATTTACTTTATTAATCCATGGTATTGGGCGTGGGACTCCTCTTTCTGTCATTATTATATAATAGATTATTTATTCGTATTCCCCGTAATTTAAATTTCATGATTTATTCTATGAAATTCAAAAAAAATATAGTTAATATTCTCCAATCACAAGATATTTTGAGTGAGTTTAATCAAAAAATAGTTGAAGACGATTTTGTAAATGATGTTTATGGGTTCCATAATATTATAACGAACAAAATAGACAAAATTGTGGATTGTGTATTTACGATGGAATCGGGGGCTATGCTGTTTTGGTCGATTGACCGTAAGAAGACCACTAAAACGTGTATTGAATCCGATGAAAAAACGCAAATTTGTAAAGTGGAGATTCGCCCAAATCAGGAAGTGGAACTCTTCATTTGGACCGAAGAAAAGAGCGAGATTACACTAAAAACCATCCGGAATATAGTAAGAGTCGTGGATAAATTGGAGACCCTATTTCTAACCGATCCGGAGAACGATTCGTTCGAGGAAGTCTTCGGTTTCCGGAAGCGGTTTCATTTTGACAATTACCGGTTCCTCTTAATTAAACATTTATGCTCATTAGATGCGGATGACTTTATAAAAGAGATGATTGATAAAATAATTAAACACTCGAAAGTGGAGCGCGTCGTAGAGAGTAATACGCCTCTCTTTTTTAGCAACGTCTTCCAAAATATTATACAAGAGAATTGCGGAATGAATGACCCCTTCCGTGATTATAGAGAGAAAATATTGAACCATTTACGCCTCTCGCAAAAAGAGCGAATTAGTACGAATATAATTACTGACCGCAATGTTATTAAAAGCGTGGAAGAAGATAAGCCCATCAGATTAAATATCGCACACGATGTGTCCATTTTTAAAAAGGGGGCTTATAAGACGATTATGGGGGATGTGTTCTTTGTTATGGAGTATAATAAGAAGGAGGTCTATTTTGAGCCGACATATAGCATCATTATTTTTAATGCGATTAATGACATTGAGCCAACGATTCGCAGTATAATTGAAACAGAGAGGAGCAATTATGAAGTATTGATTTACACAGAAACACTCGCCTATGTAAGCAATATTGAGAAATACATCAAAAAATATATGTTCAAGAACCAATTCAAGATAAAGTTCGTTATACCACAGAAGGTTCATCCCCACCCCTTTTCGGAAATTCAGAAAATGCTCATTTTGACGCGGGTCTCATCTTCATTACACGATTATATATTCTTTTGCGGGGCGGGTTGTATCTTTCCAAAGAATTATATTCGCTTCATTGATGAAAAACAATTGGCGGACCCATCTAAAATGTATATTGTTTCGGAATGTAATATGCTAAATCGGACGAATGGCTCGATTACACAATACGCGGCGAACCATAACCGGCTCTATCATTACTATATCGAATGCTTATTCCCGATTCTTCATCGGACAATAGTTGAAAAAATAAACTACCAGTCGCCACTGCTGAGTAAATTACAAAAATTTAAGGAGTTCAAAAATTTTTTAATGAAGAATGGAACCATCCAAGAAATTGAAATAATTACTTCGATTCGAACAAAGGACGCATTACATATTTTTGAAGGATAGTGTTTATTTCTTGAAAAAATTTAACATCATGAATAACATAACAATGACGAACAGGCAAATGAAAACAATCAGGAGAATTTTTACGGTTTCATCCATTTTATCTTTGGGTTTGTTCTTATCTTCATTGATTACTATTTCAGTGGGTTGTCTGTCCTGATAAGCGAAAGGATTGTAGTAATTGTATGGAGGATAATAGCCGTTCCAATTATTACGGTCATATCCATATCCATCTCTACCTCCTCCACCAACGTGAATTACGTTATTATTTGTATTATCTCGGTGGCGGTCCCTATCACTACCTGAATTATACCTGTCAAAATGACTGGATGGTTGAACTTGATGTTGGAATCCGGTTGCTGATGGGCGCCCTGCTCCTGAAAATGAGAGTTGCGATTCATGACCACCACCACCCCCACCAATGCTCCCACCTCCACTCGAACCTCTAAAACCTTCAATTACCATTAATTATATAAAAGAATATAAAAAATTATTCTTTTATATAATTAATGATTAAAGACTTATTAACGGATTCATTAAAATGTGGGTTATCTTCAACAAATGAGGGGTTGAATGGGGTCCAAACTCCTAAATGGAAAGATGCTCTGGCCGTTTTTATTGTTTTAATTATTTACGTAATAATTATTTTACTTATTGGCCAGTTCCTCTGGAATTTAGTATTGTGTAAATTAATAACTATCGCCAGACCGGCGGAAAGTATCTGGCAGATTTTAGGATTGGCTATATTACTCAATTTGCTATTTTTTCGTTAAATAAATATTATTATTTTGGTTCATCATAATAATGGATAATTCATCACTAATACCAAAATTCATTATTTGTAAGAAAGGGACTAATTTAGATAACTTACCGGTTGCGAACTATTTTAGAATAAATGAGTATGATTCTTTAACAAACGATGTGAATGATATTCTTCTGAAAAATGAACTTTTTATAACGAAGACATATGCTGAAAAAGGAAGCATCGGAGATTTAAATCGGTTCATTACCCATTTTCTTACATGGAAATATATTTATGATAATGCGCTGGAATACGCAATAGTTATTGAAGATAATATTCGCATATTCGCAAGTATTAATAAAAATATAAACTCTATATTTCAGAATATTCCAGAACAAATTGATTATGTAGGACTATATCTAAATAATAGGGATTTAGAACAATCGAGTGGAGAAGTCGAAATCGCGACCGATTCGCATCAACCACACGCGTATATGATTACATTGAATGGGGCGCGGAGATTGCTTAAATTAACGCGACTCTGGAAAATAAACCGGTCGATTGATAAACAGATTTTTTATTACATTAAACAGAAGTTTTTGCGAGGGTATAGCGTAAAAAAGCAGTTCTTGTATTCAAATAAAATAGAATATAAGTCTGTTTTGATTAAAGGAATAAAAGATGAAAATATAAAGCCGGATGGTCTCACAATAAAAGATGTCCAAGAAATTGAGGAGGAACTTCTAAAATTCAAGCAAATTGGAGTTATTGATAAACTATTAGAAGTGGAAAAAAAGGATGAAGTGATTATTCAAAAAATGATGGCGATTGAATCACAAGAGGAAGATGGTATTATTGAAAAAATATCTGGGCGATTGAATGAGAGGGAAGAAGATAATGAATTTATTGAGAAACTTTCAAAGAAATTATATGAGATTTTGGAATTGGAATTATAATTGATCTGTGGTAGGATTCGAACCACCTCTCTCCAGTACAGCCCAGAGCGCATTCCCACTATGCCATTCAAACCAATCAGCCAATGCGTTTAATTCCTGAAAATAAGATTATCATTAATCAAAAGCACTGACAATTACCATAAAAATTTTGCTCGAATTTACCATCAATTTTTATTGATGGTAAATTTAATTTAGACTTTTTTATTAAGTTTATTTTTGTTGCGTTTCATATACCAATCACCAACAATATTGTTTAATTTAAAAAGTGTATAGGTCGCCGCGCCAACACTGGCCCCAAGTGGATAAATCAACTCATAAATGAACCCACCTTTTTGGGTCTTCTTCTTATGTTTATTACATACGAAGCTATTTTCATGAATGTGGCCCCCACACATCTTACCATTTTTATTTATATAAGAACAATTATTCATATTATTATATAATATAATATTTTTCAATATCAATTAATAATTTAATATAATGTCCTTCTTTATTCAAACTCTTTTCATACTGACCGCCAATTTTAAAATTTGATAACGCAGATATTTTCCATGTGTTATCACTTGTATTAATTATTAAAAGTTGTCGTCCAACCATTTCTGGGGAGGGCTTCGGGAGTGATAATTTACCAATAATATTAGTTCCTAATAAAACAACCGTTTCATGATTTGCGGATAATGATTCTAAAAATAAATCATTTTCAAATGCGTCATCATATTTAAAAACATTCTTGACTAAATTTCCACTGGCGGGTCCGACTGGGCCCTGAGGTCCGGCTTCTCCTTGGAGTCCAGCGGGTCCGACTTCTCCTTGGAGGCCCTGAGGTCCGGCTTCTCCTTGGGGGCCCTGAGGTCCGACTTCTCCTTGGAGGCCCTGTAGTCCGGCCTCTCCTTTGGGGCCCTGTGGTCCGGCTTCTCCTTGGAGGCCAGCGGGTCCGGCTTCTCCTTGGAGGCCCTGAGGTCCGGCTGGGCCAGCGGGTCCGGCTTCTCCTTGGAGGCCCTGAGGTCCGGCTTCTCCTTGGGGGCCCTGTGGTCCGGCTTCTCCTTTGGGGCCCTGAGGTCCGGCTTCTCCTTTGGGGCCGTGTGGTCCAGCTTCTCCACTCTTTTCATCCCCAGAAACATTCAAATTACCAAGTTTATTTTTCACAATTTCATCTACATTTTTTGAAATATTCGCCGAGAAACTTTTCTTGTATTCCTCTAAATCAAGAAACTGTTGAAGAATAAACTTATACAAGTCTTGTTCTTTCTTCTTAATTTTTCTTAACTCTTCATCGAGTGTGTGTTTAGAAACGTAATCCATATTTTAAAGAAATAATATAATAAATAAATTTATACGCAAAAAATAAGACTTAAAGACAAAACATTATATTTCAATATGAACTATAAATGGATTCTTGTAGCAGTTGGGGTCCTTTTATTATGTATCCTTTATACGAAAAGGGATAAAATCATGGGATGGTTTTTCGGTAAGCCAAAAATTAAGAATGATGAACCAGAACCGGATTCTAATGAGCAAATAGAAGAAAATTTTCATGTCGAAAAAGAAACTGATGATGAAACAGAAGAAAATCAAGAATATATGGTTTTAAATATTGCGTCTAGTCCAGAGGAAAATAAAGAAATCGAAATCGGAAATATTTACATTAAACTTTATGAAAATGAGTGCCCACGAACCTGCGAAAACTTCAAATCACTATCCAAGATTGAATACAAGGGATGTGTCATCCATCGCCTCATCAAGGGATTCATGTTCCAAACCGGCGATTATGAAAATGCTGATGGAACTGGCGGAAAATCCATCTTTGGCCCCAAGTTCCCCGATGAAAATCTGACAATTCCCAACAAGAAATACACGCTATCAATGGCGAACTCCGGCCCCAATACAAATGGGTCCCAGTTTTTCATTAATTTCGCAGACAATCACTTCCTTGATGGAAAGCATGTCGTCTTTGGAGAAATAGTAAAAGGCTTCGATATAGTAGATATCATCGAAAGATTGCCAACGAAAAAGAATGATGAGCCGGTCCAACTCCTCTATATTAGAAACACACAGATAATAAAGCACTTAGACTAA